GTCGTGGCCCGAGACCTCACCTTCCTCGACAGCGGTTCCAAGTCCGAAGGTACCCGTACCAACGCCCCAGCAACCCGTCAACAAACCACCCCAGCCCCGAGAGCAGCCGCACCAGCGTCTGACGATCCGTTTGGAGACGAACCTTTCTGAGGCCCTATGAAAATCCACGTAACCGAAAAGCACATTCGATCTGGGGTCAGAGGCTCTTGTAGCTCTGATCCAATTTCTTTGGCGATGAAGGACGCGGGGCTGCTCAAACCCTGGGTTAGCCCGGACCACATCACGTGGGACGAAAACCACAAGCATCATTCGGTCGAAACGCCGGATTCCGTGCTATACTTCATTGAAATGTTTGACAACAACGGATATGTGGTGCCGTTCGAGTTTGTTTTGGAGGGGTGATGGGTCTGCGCTGCAAAAAAGAGTGTTACAACCAATGGGTGCCTTTTTGATGGAAACAGAGACGCAGAAAATTGATGGTCGCGGTCGATGGAATAGAAAAATTCCTCGGGCGCAGATACTTGCCTCTGATGAGATCGAGACCTCAGAATTTCCTTACCGTGTTTATCTGATAACAAACACAATAGATGGGAAAAGGTATGTAGGACAGACACGCCAGACCTTGCTGGAGCGTTGGTGGAAACACAAAGGAGACGCTTATAACGGGGCTCCTTGGCACTTGAGCCGAGCGATCCAGCGGTACGGCCCCGAAGCATTTAAAATGGAAACTTTGTTTGCTGGGTTAACCAAGGAAGAAGCCGATCTCAAGGAGGTAGAGACCATAAAATCTTTGAATCTAAGAGACCAGAATGTTGGATATAACATGACTGATGGAGGAGACGGGGGAACCGGGTGCTTTGTTCCAAAGAGAAGGGATTTGGATAACGAAGAACTCGCCGGTCTATACCAGAACGGAACATCCATAAGCGACCTAGCCAAGAAATTCTCGGCAAGTACGGGTACTATCTGGAAGAGACTCGGTAAAATGGGTATAAAAATGAGACCGGCAGTCTGTCCTTTCCGAGAAGATTTAAAGGATGAGGACATACGAAGTTTGTACGAGTCGGGTCAATCTACGGTAATGATCGCCAAAAAGTTGCAAACTTGTCCGAGTGCTGTACTCAAAAGGCTAGAAAATATGGGGATTTCCCGTAGGTCTATCGCTAGACCAAGAATGAAGTTTAACGAGACGGAAGCTGTTTGCCTGTACATGAACGGGTATACCTTTAAGGAAATAGGAAAGCGTTTCGGAGTCAACCCGACCACCATTTCTAATCGATTTGATATGCTTGGTCTCGACCGACAAATTCTGGGGAATCCTCGTGATTTCTAAGAAAGAAAAGAAACAGGCCCCGAACGAGGAGCAACAAGCCGTCATCAATTTTCAAGAAAGGTTTGCGGCTGTGTATGCCGGACCTGGTTCGGGAAAAAGTTTCACCTTAGTAGAACGCTATGCCCGTCTAGTCTCGGACGGAGTCTCTCCGGATTCCATCTTAAGTCTTAGTTTCACACAAATAGCCTCAAAAAACCTACAGAAACGGGTTGAAGACAAAGTAGGTAAAATTGAATTCACACGAACAGCGGGGGCGAGAACCTTTCATAGCCTTTCGTTAGCTTTCGCAACCGCAGAAAGATCAGAGTTTTCCTTTGAACTCGCAGAATTCCCCCTCGCGGACGAGGTCGTGGCTAATCGCCTCTCAGGAGAAGCCGCTCGACGAATGGAAGTGGACCCCCGAAAACTACGGGAATTCTCCTCTCTCCAAAAGCGGCGTCGTATCCGACCAGCAGAGGCTATCAAGGCTGCTGAATTGTCAGCTAGACCTTCTGAAATTAAACTTGCTCTCGCCTACAAGGGGTATCAGAAAAAGCTGGTTGAAAACGGTGTTCTGGACTTTGACTCTCTTATCTTGGAAATGGTGGACATCCTTGACAGGAAACCCGAGGTTAGGGGGCGTTGGGCCTATGACTATTTACAGATCGATGAGGCCCAGGACATGGCAAAAATCGAATGGGACCTAGTTAAACTGATCTCTGGAAAATCGCTTCTAGCCGTCGGGGACGTTTCGCAGGGTTTGTACTCTTTCAGGGGCGGGGACAGTTCGCTATTCGCTAATATGTCCGAGATGTTCCCCGAAGTCCAAACACTTTTCTTGAGTTGCAACTATCGCTCGACGCCGGAAATTATTGACTTCATTCGGCCTCACGCGGCTACTCAAGACCTAGCAGCGAAATTTCACACGCCGAATTCCCACGGCCTGGTCCCCAAAATTTATGGCTTCAAATCTTCAGCCGAGGAAGCGGAATTTGTGATAAAATCTATAAAATCTGGGGGTCCCTAATGGACGGTCTATTGTTTACTATCGGAGCAGTTCTGTTCGTGGGGCTGCTAATCTGGGCTTGGTTTGATAACACTGACGATGATGGGAGTGGGTGGGCGTGAAAACCGTGACTCTGTACGAATATGACCACGAACTCCGTCCGGACGAGGTAGGCGCTGATTTTGAAGACGGTGACCCAAACCACTCTTACACGCTTCGGTATGAAGGAATCGGAGCGACCCTCCTGCGCGATGTCAGCGAGTGGCTTGGTATAAAGAGGTCTCAGGTTCTCTACGACAAATTGAAAGAACTGATGCCGAAGAAATCTGAGCCGAAGGAGGATGGGGTGATGCTTCGGTTCGATCCCCAGCCGATCAGGAAAAGTGCCGAGGCGTTTGCACACGCAATCGACTATGAACTACCCACGGACCAGCAGGAACTTAGGGACTTGCTGTGGGTATTCGGGGAGTGTCTGGAAGGTCACATGGAACGGCAGATGGCGATAACAAACAAGCTCGTAGAAGACGTTATGGCCACACAAACCCGCCCAGTTATTTTCTATCAGGAGTCCAGTTAATGGACACGACCGCAATCTTAGCGAGAACGAACCGAGCACTTATGCCCTTCGAGACCGCTCTGTCCTCGGCTGAGATACCGTTCCACTACGTTAACCGGAGCGGGTTTTTCGCCCAGCCTGAGATCAAAGCCGTCTTGGCCTATCTTGGTGCTTGTCAATTCCCAGCTAACTACCTGATCTCGGGAATGTTACACAGCGACTTCCACCCGACTAAGTTCCTTCCACGAACCAAGTTAGTTGCGAGATTTAAGGAACTGAAAGTCGCCGACGACCAAGTATCGTACTGGACACTAATGACTAAGGAGCCTCGGTCATTGGTCGATCCGAAAAATCTGGAGGCCCTGCAACATTTTACACAGTTCGTTCACAGTCTCAGCCGATACCGAGATTTGCCCGCAGCAGACGCCCTGAGACAGGTTCTCGGGGCGCTCAAGGTCGGGGATCACTACAGCGAATTCGAAGCAATCGACAACGATCCTGTGGCTAACCTAGCGACGTTGGTTAAGATGGCCGAGAGGTACAGGTCGGTGAAAGAATTTCTCGACTTCACTCGAAGAGTTACTGCCGCTTCAAAGAAGAAGGTTGGGGTTGCACTAGCCACGTGTCATGCGGCAAAAGGGATGGAATACCATACGGTGTACCTAATTGGCTGTCAGGAGGGTCTGTTCCCTCATGCCAAGGCTGAAGATTTACAAGGTGAGATTAATACGTTCTTTGTTGGGTGTTCAAGAGCAGAACGGCAACTCACAATCACATACGCCGGACAACCCAGTGTCTACTTGAAAGGACTAAAACATGAAACCAACATCACCGATATTCCCGGAACTTCAGCAGTATGAAGTCGTCCTAGCTAAAGATCAACCGCAGTACACCCCGCTCCCCGTGATAATCGAACCGGGACTTGAGGGAAGAATAACTAGTCGCTGGACCTTTACCGACCAAGAGCGAGTTAAGATCATGGCGGGTGAGGATATCTTCGTCCAGCAGCTTACCTTTGGGCATCCCTTCCAGCCGGTTGCTGTGGGGTTGATGAGTGAGATAGAATGAGCGACTACGGAACGCACGAATACCGAGATTACCATCACCAGTATACCGACGTAGGACAGGGTTACGTCCTATTCGAGGTGTCCTGCGCGATCTGTAATATGGTGCTATTTGAGTTCGTTCACCACCAAAAATATGACCAACCAGATTGGACTTGGAGACGTTACGATAAATATGGACCGCCAATGAGTGCTCAGAGTTGGTACAAGCCAAGCGTCCGCGTTTTCCATGATCCCGAAAAAGGTGACCATTCTTTTGTATCTTTGGAAAAGGGTGACGAGGACAAAAATCAAGTCGTCCGAAGCCGACCTATGACCTCTTATCAGTTTCAAGAATGGAAGAAGAAATGACTCTACTTTATCGTAGTGCTAGTGGGCGCGAGATTCGTCACCTTAGTTACTCCGCGATCTCAGACTTTGACTCATGTCCGCGTCTCTTTAAACTCAGCCGCATCGACGGCTACAAGGACAAGGACAAGAAGTGCTCCTTCGAGTTTGGTAAGGCTGTCGAAGACGCCGTCCAGTTTTATCACGCCAACAATCTGAAACCAGGAGACGGGATCGACGAGTTCAAACGCATTTGGCTGAAGTGGAAAGAGATTCCGCTGGTCTACACTTCGCAGGAGAAAGACTGGGCTTGGGCTTATAGAATGGGCGCTGATTTTCTACGCCTTTACGAGATATGTCTGCCTGACTTGCCGATCCGCAACCCCAAATTTCAGCTTAACTACGCGAAGCCTCTATGGCCCGGAACCGATCTGGCAGAACTAGAATTCACCAGCTTTATCGACATCCTGTCCACGCTGGAAGATGGGCGAAGAATCATCGTGGATGTTAAGACCCAGAAAAATCCGATGGACTCAACTCCGGGCATGATGTCGCTCGATCCCCAGCTCAAAGATTATGCATGGGCTTCGGGCATACGCGAGGTCGGGTTCTTATGCTTCGTGAAAGCCTCGCCGTCAATGAAGAAGGGAGATTCGGTTACTCTGCTGGAAGACCAAGGAGACTGGAAGGCGGGGCGGGTCTTAGAGGTGGTACGGTTTATAGAGCACGGCGTTTCCGATCCGACGGAAGAAGACAAGATCGTGGCGGGGGATACGGCGATTGTCCAGTTAATGGACGCAGAACTTGCGGAGATTAAAGGAAAAGGATCGACAGAAAAGAAAGCCGAAGTTTCCGCTGCCTATCTGGCTGACGGACGAATCCGTGTTATACTTCGACAAAACGTCACGAAATGCCGGTTACAGTGGGTACAAGCGACGATCCCAGAAGAAGACTTGCCCGACGCGGGAAACCAAATCGGGCATAAGATGATCCAGATCAAGGACGCTTATGAGAAGAACTTCTGGCCGAAAACTGGCGGGGTTCGGTGGCCGGTAAAGTGCCCAAACTGCCGAATGCGCGGACATTGTTTGAATCGGCCCGATCTAGTAGAACAACTGCTTGTCAAGATCGGACCCGCTGTACAAGAAGACGAGTGGCTAAAAGAGCTAGAATCGGAGGAGACAGAATGACAATTTTACACAACCGAATTCGCTGCAAGAAGTGTGGCCAGATTTTGGAGTCCAAGCATCGACACGATTTCGCGGCTTGTCCCTGTGGAACCTTCACAGATGGTGGGACGGATTATATCCGCTGGGGTGGAACATCTCTAGACGACATTGAGGACCTGTGCGAGTTCTACGACCCGACCGACAACGGAAACCAAGGGAGTTGAGATGTTCACAAAAATCAAACAAGCGTGGCGTGTTTTGAGGGGTAAGGTTTACGTGGCAAATCCGCCAAAAGTGATATATGTCAGAGACAGCAACCCAGATCGATTTGTTCAACTATTGACCTATCGAGACTACATACTGGGGCTGGACGGGGATGGAAGAATCTACCGTTTATCCGAACATTTCGGAAATGGGTTTGTTGTAGAATTTCTGATGGACAGCCCGAGGGGGTATCGATGAGTTTAATGGAATACGAAGTAATACTCAACGCAGAGAAACGCGGCTATGAAAAAGGCGTTCGGGACGCACTGACGAAACTCAAGTTCGAGGAAGCCGTTGCCTGCGAATTTCCCAACCCCTACACCGCCGTAGTCGCAAACGGGCCATTGAAGGACCTGTTTGATCTGCGAAGGAAGAAGCTGCTGGAGGAGAAATGACTATTCATAGATGGTCAACGCGGCCCCAAATGACTATGCTTAACTTGTCAAGGAGTTTTGATGTCTGAACCGAAAAACCGTAAAACCCCGCACCACTCAGTCTTCTGGGATGAAGTCCACAGGCACCAGTGCTTGCTCTGCGGGCGGCTGACCTTGGATACTGGGGATCGGGACGAGCCTGTGGTGTGCGAAAAGTGCATGAAGAAGGACAGCGAGGCGTCCGATTAATGGACAGGTAAACTATGTCAATATATTTTGCTCGGGCGGGGAACGGCCCCGTAAAAATCGGGTACGCGAAGAACGACGTGGAAAGTCGAGTTAAAGACCTCCAAACGGGGTGTCCTTTGGCTCTTGATATCATCCACGTCGAGGAGGGGTCTCTCGCGAAAGAGACCTATTTTCACAGACTGTTTTCCAGCAGCAGAATACGGGGGGAATGGTTCCATTATGAACCAGAAATAGCCATTTATTTGGGGCATCTTAGCCACAATGACAAATACCACCTTCTCAAACATCGCTTGGAAAACTATCCATACATTCCCACTCCGATCAAAAGTGAGGACCGACGCCGTATCGATATGGACCTAGAATTATCTTGGCGAAGAGGTCCGAAAGAGTTAAATTCCTTCATTGATGATGTTAAAAATTCGGATATCTTTAGATGGGGTGCTCTGTTATCTGAAGAAGAGAAAACACACCTAATCGCAAAAAGAAGGCGAGACAATGCCAGCCAGAGTCGTTGATGGGAATAGCCTTTGGAGGTCGCACAAATTAAAACAGATGAAACGCGCGCACAGAGCAGAGTACGCCAATCTCATCCCTTTAGCAGAGGCCAACGGGGTCTTTGATGCGGACACGGACCGCGTGTGGTCTGATGTTTACTCGTTCAATCGAGATGACATAACGCCCACAATGGTGGGAGACATTTTAGCCGACATGATTCGTGTTGGCTTGTTGGGAGTCTGGAAAGACGGAAATAAAACGTGGGGGTACTGGATTGGCATAGAAAAATCAGGGAGACTCCCGCCAAAATCTCACTGGAGCCGTTACAAGGATTTACCGCCCCAGCCGCCCGAAGAGTTTCTTCAGGATAATTTTGTCCCGGATGAATCCAGAGAAATCCAGATTAGTCCTTCTAGGATTGGTTTGGATAGGTATGGGTTGGATAGGATTGGTTTGGAACCTGCGGCGCTAAAAAATGACGAAGGAGATGAAATGAAAATCAAGAAGGAAATTGAAGCAGTTTGTATAGCCTCTGGATTAAAAGCTGGGGGCTATAAAGACACATGGGATCAGATCGCGGTTCTCGGAGTAGTTCATTCTGTCGGAGCTGTGGTAAGAGACTTCGAGGAGTGGCTGTCCGAATCTACAGACGAACGTTTCCTACGCGGACCCGTTTCAGCCTACCTCCAGGTCGCGCCCGATAGGCTGTCCGGGAACGCTGGAGCGGTCAAGGCGTCTTCTAGGGACCCAGAGGTGATAGAACTATCTCGTTCTATCGCGAGGGCATCTGGAGGCGAAATAACGTTTCTAGACAAACAAAAAATTCGACTATCCGAAGCGTTGAAGGAATTCACTCAAGAAGAGATCATAACTGGATTCAAAGAGTGGTTTGGAAAGCAAGACGTAGCCAAAGACGGCCCTTTTTTAGCGGGGAAATTTGCACAACAGGCTGCTGATCTGGCTTATAACGTCAGGGAAGAACGAATTGAAAAAGAAATAGCGGCAAAGAAACGAGAAGCTAAGGTTCTGGAACTCCAAGAACAGGCAGAAGCCGACCGAACAGCATCGGAAAAGGCGCGGCAGGAAGAAGACGAGGCGTTCGATCCGTTGGCTTGACTTTCTCAATTTGAGAAACCCCAGTTGACATCTGTCCAGTTCTGTTGTAATCTGTAAAACATCGGAGAAAAATATGCACCTCAAGGACTTTACCAGCGCAATCTTCGAGGAAGAAGCCCCGAAGTCTAAACCCGTTGCCGCACCTGCCCCCCAGGTCGCCCCGACTTCGGTTCCCTATCAGGCAGCAGTTGCGGTTCCGGACCAAGTCAACGAATCAGCAGACCACAGCGACGATGCCTACCAGCGGCTGTTGGCCAAAACCGACTTTACCCAGACCTCGGTGTTTCAGGCGATCAACAAGCATCTCGCACCGATGGCTACTCTTGCGCTGGATGACAAGACCAAGTTCAGCATCGCCCTGAAACAGGCACAGGCTCTGGACGGTGTTGATCCCAGTGCTATATCCGTCGTGTTCGATCAGGTCAAGTCCACCCTTCAGGCGGAGTCCGACAAGTTCTCCCAAACCGTTCAGGCCAAGACCGCCACGGACGTGGACGCCAAAAATCAAAAGGCGCAGGAACTTTCCGCACAGGTCAAGCAGTTAACCGAGGAAGCCTTCGCCGCGCAACAGAAACTCCAAGCCGCGCAACACCGCTTTGACGTGGCCCTCAAAACCCGGCTCGACGAAATCAGCCAAGAACAAACCAAGTACGCCAGCCTTCTGGCATAAGGAGACAACGTGCCCGCTAACCTTGCGCTTCCGGATTCCACAACCGATCTCAAGTCCTTCTGGTCTCGGCCCGAGGGAAAAACCGCGATGCTGATCTATGCCGCGATTGCGGCGATCTGCATATTCTTCTGGGGTGAGATCGTTCCGTGGCTGTTGAACATGCTGATCGATACCCTGCACATGGCCTATTTGGTCGGCATTCTTGGGGCTGGGTTGTACCTCGTATTCGGCAAGCGCCCGCAATTGATGTTCCGCGTGATAGTTCGGAAGCTGACCAGTTTGTTTGTTGCGGTTTATCCGATTGAAATAATTCAGGATAAGCTGTTGCAGATGAAAAAGCGCCGCGACAAGATGAACGAACAGATCGCTCTGGTCAATGGCAGCATTACGAAACTCAAGAGAGTGATTGCCCAGAACCATGCGGACGCTCTCAAAGGCTTCGGAATGGCCTCTCAGGCTCAGAAGATGGCCGGGTCCGCTCAAGATGCTACTCAGCAACTGCAAATGCAGCTTGCAATGAAACAGCAGGCTCGTAAAGCTCAAAGGCGCGAACAGTCGAACATCGGCTACCAGAGTCTCTTGGAACGCCTCCAGAAGGTTTACAGCTTCCTGACCCGCTACGCCGCCAACGTAGACTTCTTTATCGAAGACACGCAAGACGAAATTGACCAAAAGAAAACCGAGTATGAAACCACGAACTCAGCCTTCGGGGCAATGAAGCAGGCCCTTGCAGTAATCAAGGGTAATGCGACCGAGGAAGATATCTACGATCAGGCGTTTGACCAGATCGAGAATACGGTCAGCACGCAACTCGGAATGATGGACGACTTCCAGCGTATTAGTCAGAACTTCATGAACGGTATGGACGTAGAGACGGGCGCAGTGGATGATTCGGCTCTCCAGGCTTTGAATGCGTTCGAACAAAAGGCTCTTACTGCGGGTACTACAGACTTCCAGATGTTTACCACCGACCAGACGAAAAAGGCTCTGCCGGTACCGATTCCAATTAATGGACAGAAAACCAACGAATACGCCGATTTACTCGGATAAAGGAGAAGAAATGCCAGCACTCAAGAAGGGACCCAAGGTAGTTCTTGCCGGTCTAGGAATAATCGCCCTAATCTTCGGGCTCCGTACTGCCATGCAGCGGGGTCTGATCCCAACTCCAGGGATTATGAAAGCCGTAGTCGCCACGCGGGTCTCACTCCCGCCCCAACAGGAGGCGCAGGTCGCTAATGTGACCGCACTTCCTTATCCCTCGGGTAATCCAGCGTCAGTATCGGCGACCCACACCCAGTTCGACGTGTGGGAATGGAATGCGATGTTCTCCCTGATCTACGCCAACGGTGGCCCTGACACCACCCACAACTCTTTGATGGAGAAGTATGGGGTGAATCTCACTCTTCATAGAGAAGACTCCAACTCTCAAATGAAAGCCGACCTCCTTGCCTGCGCAAAGCAGTTGCATGACGGAGAGAAAACTTGCTCGACCGGGGCCGAGGCTATCGTGGTCATGGGTGACGGCGGTGGGCAGTGGTTGGCGGACATTAACCCGCAGTTGAAGAAGCTGGGACCCGAGTATCAGGCGGTTATTATTGGCGCGGTCGGTCGATCCAACGGTGAGGACGCCCTTCTCGGCCCAGCCGAGTGGAAGACTAACCCGCTCTCCCTGAAGGGCAAGACCATCGTCGGCGTGCTTCGGGACGGAGACTGGAACATCGCTTTGAACTACGAAGGTTCGAACGGTCTGAAGAACAACCCAGACCCGAAGACCTATGACCCTGACGCAGTAAACTGGATTGCAGCCCCTGACGAGGACTACATCAAAGCTGTGACTGAGGTCTTCATTCCCAACCGCTGCGAAGATCGCAAGGTGGTGAAGGATGGTCATCCCACAGGAGAAACCAAGAACGTCTGTCCCGATGGAGTCGTGACATGGTACCCCGGAGATGAGCAGGCTGTTCATGGTCGTCCAGGAACCACTAAGATCATTTCTTCTCACGAGTACGCTTCGCAGATGCCTGCGGTGATTCTGGGAATCAAAAAGTTCTTTAACGATAATCGCGATGAAGTCAACGGTCTTCTGGCCGCGACTTTCCAAGCCTCGGACCAAGTCAAGGCATTCGATACCGTTCGAAGGGCGGCGGGCAACATCTCGGCCAAGCTCTATAACGATCAGAACGGGGACTACTGGTACAAAGCCTACGCCAGTTATTTGGACGCTTCAGGACAGAAGTTGGGGGGCTCCGCCGTGTTCAATCTTGAAGATGACGTGAATTACTTCGGGTTGGATGGTAAGCATAACAACAATATGCGAGCAACGTATGAGACCTTCGGGAAGATCGCAACCCTGAACTATCCCGAACTGTTCAAGAACAACCCAGTGCCTCCCTATCCCCAAGCGGTAGATACTTCGTTCATCCTCGGGGCACAATCCCTACTGAATACCAACGATGTTCAAGGAGCGACCGCAGAGCAGGTAGACTACACAGCACAAGCGCAAGGTCAGGTTCTTGGGCATAAGGCGGTGTATGTCAATTTTGCTACAGGAAGTGACCGAGTCCTACCAGAAAGTATTTCGGCTCTGAATGAACTGAAGGACTCTCTGGCAATCAACTCTCAGCTTGCTTTGGCGATTGATGGGTACACCGACGACTCGGGAAGCGATACAGTGAACGTCCCTCTTAGTGCGGCCAGAGCCAAGGCCGTTAAGGAATATTTCCAGAGAGTAGCTCCATCTAGCTTCCCTGATTCTCGGTTTGCCTCTGTGGCTGGTCACGGCTCCGGAAATCCAATCGCCCCTAACACTACAGCCTCGGGTAAGGCGATCAATCGGCGCGTAGAAATTTCCCAGATTGGACAGTAACATGCGTTACGCCGCCGCTGTGTTTTTGGTTCTGTACTTATCGTGTTTGGGATTTGTAATTCTCGATCTTTGTAAAGTCTTTAAAAGGAAGTAATGAAACTCTTTTCTCCGAACGCGGTTCTGGACAAAAACTCGGTCCGAATTCTGGTTGTTTCTCAGATCGCCGTCGCTCTGTTATTCTGGGTCTTCAGCCCCTTCGTGCTCCTCCCCAAACCTGGGGAGGTGCTCGGAGCCCTGAGTGATCTTTGGCAGCAGGGCCTCGGGGCCGAGCTAATTACCAGTTTTCAACTCAACGTAGAAGCGATTCTGATTGCCTCTTTGGTCTCCCTTCTGCTCTCTTACGCAACAGTTATGCCGTTTTTCAGGCCCGTCGTAGCCCTGCTTAGTAAATTGAGATTCCTGTCTATGGTGGGTCTGACCTTTTTCTTTACCCTGTTAGCCAGCAGCGGGCACGAGCTGAAGTTGTCGCTTCTAGGGTTCTCGATCTTCGTGTTCTTTGTTACCTCGATGGCTGATGTTTTGAACTCGATCCCGAAAGAGCAGTTTGATCTGGCCCGGTGTCTGCACATGAGCGAGTGGCGGGTTGTGTGGGAGGTTGTAGTTCTTGGGCAGTTTGATAAGGTGTTCGACGTAGTTCGCCAGAACGCCGCGATGGGTTGGGCTTTGTTAACTCTTGTAGAATCAATAGTCAGGTCGGAAGGCGGCATCGGTGCCATGTTGATGGATCAGAACCACCACTTCCGCTTGGCAGCGGTGTTTGGAATTCAGGGGACCATCCTTCTCCTTGGGTTGTTCCAGGATTGGGGTATCGGTGTGACCAAGAGACTGGTATGTCCGTATGCGTTTTTGACTGTGGAGGCTCGATGAATTACTCCTACGGAAGCACACTGCTCAAAATCGAGAATATCAGTCTTGAATACGACGGTCGCCCGATTCTGCGAGACGTAAACGCGGAGATCAAGGACGTGATTATTCCTGGTAGGGTTAAGGGTCAGATTGTTGCTTTGCTTGGTCCTTCAGGCCGGGGTAAGACACAGACCTTTCGAATCATCGCGGGTCTGCAGCGTCCGAATAATGGACAGGTTCTGCTGGCCGACCCGAAGGGGTTTCATCCAGTACATACGGGAGAAATCGGAGTCGTAGCTCAGAACTACCCGCTGTTCGCCCACAGGACCATTATGGGAAATTTGATGTTGGCAGCTTTGGCTCACGAGCCCGACACCAAGAAGGCCGAGTCCTTGGTCATGGACGGCCTGAAGAATTTTGAGCTGGAGGACAAGACACGTCTTTACCCGTGCCAGCTTTCAGGAGGCCAGAGACAAAGAGTGGCGATCCTGCAAATGCTGATCTGCAAGGAACCCGTGATCTTGATGGACGAACCCTTTGCTAGTCTCGACCTAATCAACATCGAGATCGCCTGCAACACAATTGTCGAAGCAGCCAACACTCGGGAAGAGAATACCTTTATCGTTGTGACCCACGATGTTACCGCCGCAGTGTCAATTGCCGACCATTGCTGGCTATTAGGCTACGAGCGCGACGCGCAAGGGCAAGCAATCCCAGGTGCCCGGATCGTAGCTACGTATGACCTGCTCGAAAGAGGGTTGTGCTTCGAAAAGAATCAGGGCCTGACAAATCCTCGGGCTTTTGATACAATCAAGGAAATCAAGGACAAACTCAGAACTGTTTAGGAGACACTATGGAATTCCTTCATTGCAAATGTGATTCCTGCACCCATTGGGAATTGGCACGAGAGAACGGAGAAATCTTTCTCGTGTGCAAAACCTGCGATCTTCTTCTACCTGTGGTATTCGGAGTAGACGACCACGAAATGCTGCACTGGACCACCAAAGAATGAAAACCTTCAACTGGCAATCCAACGACAAGTTCGCCTCTGATCTACTTGCCGCGCAAAGCAATCTTCTGGATGATGCAGTATCGTGGATCACGGCCAACCTCGATCCAGACGAAGTGTTCGACGTAAAGAAACTCGAAGCGTGGGCCTACGAAAACGGGTTTAAGAAGTTCGAATAGGTGAAATGTGAAACTCCGCGAGTACGCAGCCAAAAACCCAGGAGCCTATGTTTCAGAAGTCCAACTCTACGCCGGGGATTTCCTAGAGCGTCACGGTGACGTGTTCCTCATGAACTTCAATCTGGAAAACGTCGTAGACAAAGCCGCTGAAATGTTCTGCATATTTCTAGACGAAGACAACTGGCCGGGAAGGTTTGCTTACGATGGTTGGAGCTGATGATTTAGACGCCCTCAAAAGCGATGGTGGGTGCTTACGAATCTACGGGCAGTACGTTTCTGGCCTGAAGAGAGCGGGGAGTCTGTTCACGGGGCGGTGTCCTTTGCACGCGGATTCCAGTCCGAGCTTTTCAGTTTACCCGGACATGCGGTGGACCTGCTTCTCTGGGCCGGATTGCGGATCGGGAAACATATTCCAACTGATCGAACGAGTTGACGGTGTGAGTTTCCAGCAGGCGGTAGAACAAGTGAAGAAGGAACTTGGTAAGGAAGATAGTTGGTCCCGAGACAAGGATCGCGTCGAGAAAACTTTCAAACCTGTATCTGAAAAGAAGTCGTACAAAACGATTCCCCTCTCTTCCTGGGTTAAGGCGGAGACGGCCTTGTCCGAAAACACTAAAGCCCGTGCGTGGTTACTAAAGGAACGGGGTATTACCTACGAAACCGCTAAACGTCTGCACATTGGATACGTCCAAAACATAGGTCCTCTGGCGGGAGAAGAAGGGAAGGACATCGCCGACAAGGGTTGGGTTGGATTTCCTTCAGTAGACGGCGATACCGTCCGGCTGGTAAAGTTTCGGTCTATTGAGAGAAAGAAACCTGGGGGCTTCGCCCGGATGGTCGGCATGGAAACCGTCCTATTCAATACCAACTCTCTGGACCCATTCGAACCCGTCTATCTAGTTTCTGGCGAGTTTGACGCGATGGTGTTAGAGCAGGCGGGGCTCCGAGCGGTTAGTTTGGCCTCGGACACTCACAAACCCACCCCAGAACAAAAAGACCAATTGATGTCGGCTAGTCTGGTGTTCCTTGCCGGGGATACTGACGCCAAGGGTGCAGAAACAATGGATCGTCTTTGGAAAGAACTTGGGGATCGGGCATATAGATTGATTTGGCCTGAGGGGTCGAAAGATGCCAACGATTGTTTTCTGAAGCACTGCGGAAGCAACCAATTTAAATTCATCCAACTGGTAGACGACCTGACGCGGAAGGCTAAGAGTCAGCCGATGCCTGACGTGTACTCCATCCAAGAGGTGATGGAACACGGCGAAGACAAGAGCCTAGCAGACCGAGAAGATCGTTTGCGCTTCCCGTGGTCGGAGGTTGATAAAGCGGCGATCCTGCTTCCTGGGTCCGTTTGTGGAGTCATGGCCACGTCCAGCGGGCAAGGCAAGACGGCTTTCACTCTGCAATACTCTCTGTTCGGGGCTAGAAAATATAACGAAACTGTGATAAACTGGCAGTGTGAATTAAGCCCTTCAGAAATTTCAGTAATGGTTGCGGCACAGGTTTTGAGGAAGAACCGTAACTTCATTACCAAGGAAGACTTGAAGGAAGCTGCAAAGCAATTGGACGGCGTTAATTACTACGTGGGAAACAATTCCACGATCAACAACATCATGGACGTGCTAGACATCATGGAAGCCGCAATCCGCAGACTCGGGGCTACGCAAGCGGTTCTGGACAATGCCCACTTCTATACGTCCGGGGTGGACGACGACGTGAGGATTTTAGCAGCGGCTATGAAACGGATCAAACAGATCGCCGTTACTTACGGAGTGAAATTTAGTGTGGTTTTCCAGCCACGCAAAGCCAGCAGTCAGAGTCGTGGAAAAAAGACGCAGTTATCGGATGTCAAGGGCAGCGCCTCAGCAGGAGATACTTGTGACGCTGTCGTGGCGATCCACCGAGACTTAAACAAGGACGAAGAAAAGATGGACGCCTACGAGGACAAAACTTTAGTGGAGTGGCTCAAGACCCGCTCTAAAGGAACAGGTAAAGCCTCAGCGATTTTAACGTTCTTCGGTGAAATGGCGTCATTTGAACAGATCGAGCATAACTACGAGGAGGTACCCGCGTGAAAATTTTCGAACGCAAACCAACGGATCAGGTTCTCCCTACCAACGTAGAGATTGAGATAGAAGAAGACGAAACCGTTTGGTTAGAACTCGACTGTGGGTTTTGGGGGCCAAAAATGGAGTGGACCCCTTTTAACACCCGAAAGATCAGGATCACAAAGGATTCGTAAAAATGACCAAACTTAACCACCGCACCACAGGAACCAACGGAGTTGAATGGCAGGCTGTCGGACCAGACGGAGAACCCTTCGGGCCTTGGCGACCAAACCAGCCCGACGCCCGACAGGACGATCCATTAAACGGACAGGCGATCCCACAACCAGATGGGTACTCTCTGGATGAGGGCGAGGAAAAGGGAGTGGTTTATCTTAGCCATCCGTACAAGGTTTGGGAGTAAGAATGAACATCGCTGCCGCTGATCTCAAGCACCTACTCAAGAAACTAGCACCTCTTCGGACCGAGACCTACCAGATCGGGTCCGACATTTCCGCGCAGGATTCGGACGTGTGGCTAGTAGCCCGCCGCGATCTTGGGCTTGGGTCTCCGTTCAATTTGCACGGGAAAAAGCTGACCCAAGTTGTGAACAGGATGTCGGGTCAGATCGACCTCTCCCGAGACGGAAACAAGCTGGTCCTGAAATCTGCACGGGCTAAGATCGAGTTGGAAGTCCAGTCGAAAAACGTGCTGCCCCTCCCGAAGCCCCCTGAGAACTTCCTGACCTTCAAGACCGACGAGTTTAAAGCTGCACTTTCGGTTGCACAGGCGGCAGCGAGCACAAACAAGTCTGCTACCCACGGGGGTGTCGTCCAGCTACGATCTCTGCCTCTAGGTCTTGAGGAAGAAACCCCCTCTGGATATGTCCTAGTCGGGTCGGACCAAAACCGACTGACCATCGTTACTCAAAAATCACCAATGCCGCTTGAGTTTTCTGGGTTGCTGAATCTGGAAGCAGCCGCTGCTGTCCAGTTAATGGACGGCCCTGAAATAACCATCGGAGAAACCAACACACTACTCCAGATCGAATCCGGCGACACCACGATTTACGCAACCAAACCGCAGAAGGCGTTTCCAGACTACACCAGGGTCCTCCCCCCGAAATTTGAGTTCAAGATCAGTCTCCAAGCCGAGGAGCTTTTAGCCGCCCTGAGAACTGTCGAACCCCTGATGGACGAGACTCTAGATAGCGGGGCCGTCGCTTTACAAATCCGCGATGGCGTGGTATACTTACAAACAATCGCAACAGGATCAACGGCTTCCGATCAGGTGACGTATGAGCAAGTTGACCCCGATCCGGTGTTTGATCCGAAGGAAATCTCGATTCGAATTTCGGCTTCGTACCTATCGGGGTTTGTAGCCAAGGCTTCGGGACCTGTGACCATGAGTTTTCTAGGCCCGAAGAGTCCAGTGATGTTGGAGTACAAGAATATCACGACAATTGTTATGCCGTGCTGGGAGGGGAAGAAGTGAAATTATTTTACCTAATGGGTTTGGTTCTTTTGAGTGGCTGTTCTGTGGTCAACAAAGTTCATCCTAACTTGGCCACCCAGATGGTCCAAAAATACCCGGATTTGCAAGCAATTTGCGATCACGCGGGCGGTTGTGAGAACGTGGACATAACGTGCGTAAAGTATGACGACAGGGGGAACTCACACCTCAAAAACCTTGTTTGGTGGACGATTGAGGCGGGTTATGTTCGCGGTGATGGATGGACCGACAGAAACAAACCAGACAACCACGCTGCTATAGAATACGCAATAGCGAGCTATTGGGAAGGCGTGAAATATTTCCAATCAGAAGCGTCTCGCCGCTCGGGGGAGGAAACGGTCTACCCTAATCAATCCCCTTGTGACAAGGACTGCTGGAAATGACCGAAATCACCATCCAACCCCCTCTAGACGTAGAAGCCGCCCAGAAACTCGGGCGAGACATAGACACCCTGCTCGACAGCATCAACACTCATGAACTGAGGCTCGCTACTTCGTATGCTCGACTTGGGGGTCTGCTTCGAGAAGTCAAAATCCACGCTTACTGGCAGGCGTTCGGGTATGATCGGTTCTCGTCCTATCTGGAGTTCATTCGAGAAAAGATCGACCGCCGCCGAAGCCAACTGTACGCGATACTGTCCGTAGCTGAAGTCCTATTGCCTTACCTCAGCGAAGAAAAGCTGGAAGAGATTGGGATCAGCAAGGCTCACGAACTGCGGAGATTGGTACGAGAGGGCGGAAACCTTGATTCCATGATAGATGACGGCCCCGACACCTACGTCCAGTTAATGGACTACGCCGCCGATCCCAAAGTAACCGCCGCAAAACTCCGAGTCAAGGTCAACGAACTCCTGCACCAAACAGAACAACCGCAGGGGTATTGGTACGATTTCGGAGGGGCCTACCTCTTACCTGACGAGAAGAAAGAGATCGAACAGTTCTGGGAACTCGGACGGAAGATTCTGGGCCTAGCCGAAGAATCCTCAGAGCACGTCTGGAAAAAGGAAGTGTTTTTAGCCTCCGCACGAGAATCGGTCGGCCAGTGGCAGGGGGAACTTTCTGATGCAAGATGACAAAGATGAAATTTGGGTTTGCGCTGAATGTCTTCAAGCGTCTTGTTGGGCTGGCCTATTTATGTGCGAAGAATCTCGAACCGCTAACATCAAGAAGATAACCAAGGGCGAAGCCCGTAAGCTGAAAGTCGAACACGAAGACTACATCAATCTTCCAGAGGTTCAGGCGCGGTGAGCAAAATGGTTCGTGTTGAACTCAGTCCCGAAGGCAACGTTATACGAATATTTCGAGATCATTCGTGGCTTAATTGCTCTAGTCTAGGGCACATGACTAACGCAGAAGCGGTCGGAGCAATTCGTAAGCAGGTTTTCGAGCGAGCCAGAAGTCCGTTAAACGGACAGTTTGAGTGCCGGAAATGCGGACGATCTGTGACTTGGGAGTCTGGAGAAATGAACGAGATCGTACCAAAAGGTAGTGCCCGACGCGGAGAAGTCTCCCTATCAAATTGCGAAGTTCTTTGCCCCGAGTGCCACCGAACTGGACCCGACGCGCATCACGCCAATAGACGCTGGCAGACATCAAAATTAAACAGCACTTCAGGGACCCCATGATCGATGTACTCGACTATAAACAGGTAATCAAAGACGTTCTCTCCCAGTTAGGAATCAAGCGGGACCAACGAGAAGACATGACGCAAGAGTGTTACGTTGCCCTCCTCGAAAAGGCCCAGCATCTGGAGCGCAGCGTATCTGGCGGACACGACAAGAAATATGCCACCGCGATCTGCCGACATAAGATTCACGCCTTGTGGGGGAGAGGCCAGCACCCGTACAGGAGCAAAGAGAAACCAGGACCGAGAATAGACTCCTTGTCCGACCCCAAAATCCTGCATCTGGTCGAGAAATCAGTCTTCAAAGAAGAGGGCGTTACTGAGGAGCAACTCCAAGACGCCATCTTGTCCCTTGCATACGAGGACTACTCTGTGATATATTCTGTTTACGTTGAAGGAAAAACTGAAGTAAAAACCGGAGAAGACTTAGGTCTTACTCGGCGACAGGTGCAGTTTCGCAAGGAACGCGGGGTTGAAGCCCTGAAGAAATATTTTGAGGAGAACATCTAATGGCAGAAGTTTTAGTGAAAGATCGCTTATTCACCTACACGCGCCTATCGCTCCAACACGGAGAGGTTCAGGAACACAAAGTCGCTCATTTTGTAGTGGCGAGTACCTTCAAAGAGTCTATGGTCCTCTCTTTCTACAACATCTCTACTAATGGTCAGGTTTATATGGTTCATTCGGTAGTGAACGTACTTGAGCACGATAACGGAATTATTGTCACGGAGGACCAATGAAAGCCTTTTTCATCGCCGTAGTTCTGGGGGTCAGTTCTCTGGCCCTCGCGCAGGAACCCAAACCGCCCGTTAAGGCGTACCCTCCTACGATTTCAGCAGAACTACGGGCTGACTTGTTCAAATCCGAGGCCCAACTGAACCAAGCCCAACTTGCCTTGAAGAACGCTCAAGAGGACTTGCCAGTCAAACAGCAAGCCTTTCAAGCGACAGTCCAAAAACTAACCGCAGTTTGTGGGAAGTACAACCTGCAACTGGACGGCAACGGGAACCCGGTTTGCGTAGCCCCGCCCGAGCCTCCGAAGGTACCAACGGAAATTAAACCGACCCCGAAGAAATAACCAATGTCCGTTACCCAAACAACATCGACCGATATCACCGCGACCTGCGACAACAAAACTTGCCGCCGAGGGTTCAACGGACCTACGGTCGTAAAGTGGAATGTCGAAAGCGTAAAATCCGGCCAGACTCCGATGTCAGAGGTGGCGAAGAGATTCATCAACATCCTGACCTTTGACGGAACCACGTTTACGGTCTGCTGCCCTGCTTGCGGGGCCGAGTTGTTGGGGTTTCCTCAGCCTGATTTAACTGGGCCAACGGAGAGGAACAACGTGTTGCCTTTCTGTAGACCGCCGTTCGACGGGGCTTTCAAAGAACACACGAACAGTCCAGTTAATGGACCGGAGGAAGCGGCGTGAAGCTCACAGAATTCCATATCGGAGTCCTTCTCGGGGCGGTTCTGGGGGTTAGTGTCTTTTCAGTCTGGTACGTCAATACAAAGGGGCATCTAGACCCCTCCAACAAGACCGTATTTTCTTCTCCACCTACGGCGGTCGATCCCCCTCCCTCGTACCTCCTCATCAACGGAGAACGTTGGTATGTCTATCCAAGTGACTACAGCCAAAACGAGCACCACACTGATGGGGAAACTAGTTGTACTCAAAGGTATATTTGGTTTGATTCCAGCGAAAGAAACCGCACCCAGCTTCGAGAGATCATGTGGCACGAGATTTTTCACGCAAGTTACTGTTACCAAGGAAACCGCATGAAGGCCAACTGGTCACAGTATGTACACGACTACGGCGAACACGAAATAGTTTATGAAGCGGGTATGTTTCTGCCGGGGTTCGTACACGACAACCCCGAGTTCATGAAGTGGGCGGAGGAGTGGAAGTGACCTTCGAGAACTCGATCATCGGCCTAGCCTGCTGGAACGCAGCCAAGGGGGAACCCCACACAGCAATGCTGTCTGTTGCGATGGTGTTCCGAAATCGGGCAAACGCGGGGTGGTACGAAAAGGACGTATATATGAACGCAACCCATTGGCTTCTGGAAAACCCACCAGACTTTCCTGACACCAGGGACCCGCAGTTTCAGTTACTGCTTTCCAAACTGGACGCTGTAGTAGCGGGAGAAGTTCAGGATCGAACTGGTGGGGCTTTGGACTTCGTAAAGAAGCAGGACGCGACCGAACAAATCGCGGGCCAGATTGTGATGACGATTTCAAACATGTTGTTTATTCGGTGAGGCCGAAATGAGCATTCAGGTATTCCGTTGTGAACAATGCGGGAAGGAACAGGAACGAATCGTCGTCCATTATTCGGATAAGCCGCCGGACTGTACCGAGTGCGGGTTTCCAACCAAGCGGGTGTTGGCGGTTCCGGCCCCGGCCCAATGGTCGTGCAGTAAGGGGTCCTTATGAGCAGGCCGAAGACCCAAGCACAACTCGACAAGGCTACAGATCAGCGGCTGAAAAAGACCTACGGAATCACTCTGAAAGACTACAAGAAGTTGTGCAGGGTGCATGACGAGAATTGCTGGATTTGCGGAAAGCCACCGGGAACTATGCGGCTGTCCGTGGAGCACGACCATTCGTGGAAGAAAGTCAAAATCGGTGCGGAGAGGTCAGGAGGCGATGGAGACTGGGTGGCTTCCTCTGTGTATAACGGATTTCCGTACATATCATCTGACAAACGGAGAACCAATGCGGTCCGCGCCGTCAGGGAAGAAATGCGGCGAGACTCTGTCCGTGGGGTCGCCTGTAGCTGGTGCAATCGCGGCCTTCGGTACTACCACGACCGCCCCGATCTCTTGGAACAAGCGGCGTCATATCTGAGAAATTTCACGGCGGGACAAACCCGAACGATATTGGAGGCAGTATGATACGTCCGATCTCGTCCCACGCAACCCCGAGGAAGTGTTCTACCTGCCTTAAACCTGCTGCGTGGTGGGCCTATAAAATCAACAAGTTCGGACAGGTTGACGAGTCTTCCCGCCAGCCGAAGTGTGAAGATCACAAGGAGGCAGCATGAAACAGATACCTGATATCGTGGTGGATACCCTGAAAGTAATTGCAAGCCGCGAAGTCACTCGTGACGTACATCGAGAAGATCGAAGAGTCTACGACTTGGGGCTATCAGACGGGCAACAGGTTCTGGCCGAGCAGGTTTTGGAACAGTTGCAGGAAGTCCCTGTGGAAGAGGAGCCTAATGCCTAAGACCGTGCCAGTTTCTTTAGACCTTCGACAGGAGATTCTTAAAATTCGACACCTAGACCCCTCACGATCCGCTCGAAAGATTGCAAAAGACGTAGGTCTTCACCATAAGACAGTCAGCCGAATATTGCGAGGTGAAATCCCGTATGTTCCGGATCAAAAGCCAGTTCTCACGGAAACCTCTGAAGTCAAAGACGGCCAGTGGATGATTTCTCTTCCGAAGACTCGAATCCATACCCTAGACCAACTCATCGAATATTTTGAGATCGATTTGTCTATCTGGGAAGTGGAGAAATTCCACGCGAACAAATGGGAGATGGGTTACAAGAACGAGAAGGGGTACGCCCAAGTCGAACCTTTGTACCAAGTTAAGGCGTTTCTCAAAAAGAGAAAGGATGTAGAATCCGCCAAGAATGAAATTCAAGCTCTCAAGGATTTGGCGAAAGAAGATTTTCTAGGAGCAATCCCCAAAATCCATATCTCCTATCCGGAAAACCTAATGCTAGAGCTGACGTTGCCTGACGTTCATTTCGGAAAACTCGCTTGGGGGGTTGAAACGGGGCACGCTAACTATGACGTAAAGATTGCAGAGTCCGTGTACTGGACGGCTCTTGAGAGTCTCTTGGATCGGGTGAATCATAGGCGCTTTGATAAAATTCTATTTGTAGTAGGTAATGACATTCTGAATTCAGATGACATTGAAGGGCGAACGACCGCAGGAACCTACGTGAGTTCTGATGCCAGATACCACAAGACGTTCTCGGCTGTCCGAAATGCTATGGTAAAATCTATAGAACGCTTGAGACAAATAGCGCCCTTGAAAGTGATGACGGTAAGTGGCAACCACGATCAACTCTCTTGCTGGCATCTTGGGGATTCTCTAGAGTGCTTTTTTCACAATTACCTAGACGTAGAAATCGACAATCTACCTCGACAGCGGAAGTACCACGAGCACGGGCTTGTCGGTTTGATGTTTACCCACGGGCACAAGGCGAAAAGAAGCGACTACCCGGCCTTGATGGCCGCAGAACAGCCCCACATGTGGGGGAGAACAAAGTTTAGAGAGTGTCATTGTGGGCACCTGCACATGACTAAGACAGATGAACAGCACGGGTTCCGAACAAGGGTTCTCCCTTCCCTAACCGCTCCGGACGATTGGCTCGCAACGAACGGGTTCGTAGGGAATCTCCGGAACGCGGAGGCTTATAGTTGGTCGGCGCAGGAGGGGTTGATTGAGCAAGCCTACTACACCGTGCCAGAATGAGAGGGAACAGCCTTGTTTGTAAAAACGGTCACCTTCGGGAAGAAAATACGAACGGTAGAGGACGATGCAAACTATGTCGCGCAGAGGCGGAGAGAAAAAGAAGACGGGACAAAAAGCAGGGGGTCTTTAAACCTCAGTCTGAGTTTCCGAAGGGGTACTGCTTGCGGGGTCACGAAAGAACTCCGGAGAATTTATATGCAGGAGGTGCGTGCAAACAGTGTGCAAAGCAAAGCGTTCGTAAACGATACGCCGCCAACCCGGAAAGCTACTGGAAACAATCGCGAGCTTGGGTGGCGGCGAATCCCGAGAGGAACAGGAAGATGAAATCTGATTGGGATAAGAAAAATCCGGATAAAACCCGAGCTTTTCGAAAGAAGTATCGCTACAACATGACTATGGAGGAATTCCAGGAAAGACTGACCGCGCAAGAAGGCAAGTGCCCACTGTGTTTATCTGAGCTTCTGGATTTTTCTAAAACAGTGGTGGACCACGATCATAGATGCTGTACTGGGGCAAAAATCTGTGGAAAATGTATCCGTGGGCTTTTGTGCAAGCCTTGTAATTGGGCTTTGGGTCATCTCAAGGACAACGTCGATACTTTGAAAAGAGCAATCGAATATCTCGAACGGTATGAGAGTTTAGTCCATTAACTGGACGGAGGGGTTATGACGTATGTTGTTTGGGTAGTCGCTATTGTTGGAGTATCTGTGCTCGTCGGTTGGTGCTGCTGGCTAGATTATAGGGTCCGATTAGCAGAAATTGAACATGGGATAGGGAGAAAAGAAGATGACGAATAAATTCCACATTTTCCTCGACTGGCTTCACTCCTTGGGCGGCGAGTTCACCCCCGTACGCGACCTCTCCGAACCCAAACCCCGAACTGGTCGAAGAGACCCGGACAAGCGTGCTCGGGACTATCCCCTAACAACCGACAAGTACACCATCAATGACAAGGGCGTAATCCGACGTAAGGTTCCTGAATACTATCCGGAGGCGGGAGAATGATCGTTTATCTGGCTGCTAGATACTCCAGAAAGAAGGAAATCAAAGCCTTGATTCCTGTTCTGTTGGAGCACAATATCCGCACCACGAGTCGCTGGCTGCACGAGACGGCTTCTGAGACAGCGCATCTGGACGAATTCACCCCGACCTTCTGCCAGCAAACGGCGGAGATTGATCTGGAAGACATCGACGACGCGGATACCTTTGTATTCTTCTCCGAAGACCCGAAGATCGGAACACCACGTGGGGGTCGCCACGTAGAACTGGGTTTTGCCTTGGCCAAAGAAAAGCGGATCGTGGTCATAGGGGTTCACGAAAATATCTTTCATTACCTCCCTGAAATCGTGCATTACCCGAGTGTTCAAGCATTCCTAGAAGCGGAAGGAATTTCAAATGAGCCTGTTGCCGACTGACCCGAAGGAGAGGAAGAACCTGCCAATTGGAACCGGCGTGTTGGATTACTTCCCTGACGCCTTGGCTGAGGTAGCAAAAGCATCGCTGGCGGGCAACAAGCAGCATTTAAACGGCCAGCCTCTTCATTGGGACCGAACAAAAAGCACAGACGAATCTGACGCCCTCATAAGACATTTCCTAGACCGGGAAGAGGTGGACGATGACGGGATTCTCCACGCCGGGAAAATGTCCTGGAGGGCGCTTTCGTACACACAGAAGCTGATTGAATCGAGAAGAAACAAAGCACAGCCGAGCGGGGTAATGTCCAATGCTCTGCAATGTACCTGCGGACCCTCCCAAATCCCATCCCCCTGCGATATGCACCCACGAAAATAGTCCACTAACCGGACGTAGAAAAGCCCTCCTTTTGACGGGAGGGCTTCGCTGTTTCTGGGGGTTGTTTACTGTTGTGCGGGTTCCGCCGTTTCGATCTGGGGAAGCATACGAAGCACACGGTTGAATAGAGGATCAGAGGCTCTCTCCTGCGGAGTCAAATCTTTCTTGGCCGAGTTGATATATCTCTTTATAACCTGCTTGGTCAGTGGAATAAGTGCCGTTCTTTCCGCAGGAGAAGCAACGTCCAGCAAAGAAAAATACTCTTTGGCGGGCAAACGAGACGCTCTTGTATACAAAGAAGCCGTACTCGCATCTAGTTCTCGCGTAGCCTTATAGTTTTTCTTGATAGTTTCTAACTCCTTCGGTGTTATCTGATCCTGCGTGTAAGCCAACTGATACAATTCAGGCCATGTGACTTCCCCAGACCTCAATTTGTCCTCTAGGCCCAAGACCACGCGATGCCTGTGCATGATCGATGAGTCTAAAATTCCATCTTCGTTGTGATTCGATGCAAGTTCGGCAGCAAGTTTCTGAGCTGGGGTTTGGTAGGTCTGGGCAGTACCGCCGCCTGCTTTCCAGAGTTGACCGACGTTGCCGATCTCGGGGCCTGTCCCGGTTATAGCCTGCCCGATAGCTTGGGCGGGAATTGGAGCCATGTTGCGGAACGCATCAATCCACAAATCTTCAGGAGCTAGTTTTCTTCCGAACTGGTCCCGCTGCGTCAACGCCTCTTGTCCAAGGCGAATGGTTGGGGCCAACCGACCCTTGATGAATCCTACAGGATCGGAAGCCGCATGAAGTAGATCAGTTGGGAGAGTACGAATCCCGTAGATCGTTTCCTTGCCGTCCTTGTTCTTGATAGCGAGGCCAAAAGGAGCTTCGTAATGCGGGTTCCCAGTTGTGGTGTAATTCAGGACTCGGGCAATCCCCCAGAGGGCCATCGACATCTTGGCGACTTGTGCTCGACCTAATCCACCTTCTTCTCCATTAAACAGACGAGCACCTGACCTCAGCTCACTTTCGAGCCAGTCCGGCGCAAGCAGCAAGAGTCTGCCCCAATCTTGGGTAGTTGCATTGCGGCCCATCGCCTTCCAATTAATTCCACCAAAAGCCTCCGAGGCGTGCGTACCCGCAACTTTGGCAACCCGGTCTACAGACCATTCTGGGTGTAGACGCTGATACTCATCGAACATGTGTTCGGCGGCGCTTGCCTTGATCGCCGGAAGATAGCGTTTGAATAAGAAATCCTGATAGAAGTTCAGTGCGTTAGACAGAGGTTTTCCCACAACTGGTAGCAACTTGAGTAGACCGCCGCCAGAAGATACACCCTCTGAGTGCTCTTGGAGAGCCTTGTAGTCGGTTCCAGTCTGCATACCCTGCTCAACCATCTTGTAAAGTTTGGTTGGGGAGTAGGGATCGGACGGGTCTACTTTTGCGCCGTTGATTAAGTCTGGAGCCTCTAGCGTAAACGGATTCACACCTGTCAGGACGCCTCTCAACCCAAGCTGAACCATGTGGAAGGGGGACAAACTAAGCAGAGTCTCCTTCAGTTTGGTTCCAGCACCCAGCAAAGCCTTAGACACGGGGTTCCTCTGCAAAGCCGACTGCTCCAGCCCCAGCCGATTCTTGACGTACTCGGCGAACTCGGGGTGGACCATGATGTCTGAATTTACAAACACAGGATTTCCGCTCGGGTCGGACGTGGCAAATTTCCACGCCTTCATCGAGGGGTGTTCGAGAGAGACATAGTCTTGGGGGTCCCAGGCATACATCTTCTTCTGGGTCGCGTTGTAGGCGTCCAGTGCCTGAGATTTTTCGGGTCCTTGAAGAGTTTTGATCCGGTTCAGTTCTGCGATCTTCTGACGGAGAATGTTGTTGCCTTCTTCGTCGTACTGTGCTTCTTGTTTCTGACCTCTTTGCTCTAAGCGGTTGATGAAGTCATCGATGTTTTCGTTGCGGACGGTCGGGGTAATTTCCTTGATCGTCCCGTCGTCCAGAAATCTCTGGAGGTCTCCGTTCTTCTGTAGCTGTTCAAGCACAGGATCGGCGATGTTGATTTTACGCACACGATCCGGGGACACCATTGTTCTGGGGTCCTCGCCGTTCGGTCCTTGGATGACTTTTCCCGCACCAGATACCACAACTGCTGGACGACCATCAGAGCCGCGAGTGAAGTTGTCTCGCAGGGTATCAATGAACTGCCGGTTTGCCGCAGCCTTAACGAGCGCAGCGCGGCCTTGGGCCGTCGAGTACACGGGGTCCATGACGATTTCCTTTGGAGATTTTAGAAGTGCAGTTAGGTGAGAATCGTAGACCTGATGCCGCGCCATAGACACGTTGGTCTGGAACTTACCCTGCTTGGAATTGGACAGCACAATGTTCCCGTCCGGATTGGTATCCTTGTAGAGGCGGGTCATGTGATTTTCTAGATAGTTGTGCAGGATGTCGTTGACTGATCCGATTTGGTAGTTGTTGGCGTCTTCTTCTCTAAGGTTCTTCGAGGCCGCGACTTCCTTTTCGGTCAGGTCTCCTGTGGCTACTCGCTTCAAGGAATCCAGAACGGTTTGCTGGTAAGCAGGAGAGGTCTTCGAGAAGTTGTTGTTCTTGATCTTGTCGGCTATGTCGTCGGGGAGTCCATTATTCGGACTGCTAAATTTAGGGATGACTTGTTTTGGGTCAAATACGGCTATCTCCGCATTGTTTCCATAAATTACTCCGTCGTATCCTTGAGATTTCAGTTCAGCTATTTTTTGGGGCGTAAGAGTAGATATTTCCTTCAAACCCTCGGCGGCACCTCCCGTAATTCGATAAGGATTTTTGATGTCCAAAAAAGCGGGACGAACGTTTGCTCCTGGTCTTGCATACTCCCAGAACCCCTTTCCAATTGGGACTTGTTTTGCTCCAGTTGCGTGTAGACTAGCCTTATCGGGACTAGCAGTAAAGTACAGAGCTTCTCCTGGATTCTCAAAGTCTGCACGTTCTCCCGACGTAGATTTGGGGTTAAATTGGTCAAAAGCCTGTGTTGTTCCGTGATAAACCGTAAGCGGATTTCCAGCCTGATCGACAACGGTAGTATCCCGAGGAACATGGGGGCTCGTTGAAACTGGAAGCCTATCATCCCTTCCCGCCGCCTCTGACAGTACATTGTACCAAGCCGCAGCCTTGTCTGTATCCCCACCAGTAACCACGTGATGGAAGACTGTCGCGAGGTCAAGACCCTTTTGGGGTTTGTCTGCACTTTGGTCGTGGCCCAGAAGTTTGCGGGCCTTGGTATCAATGTCTCGGGCGTACGCTGTCGCGAGTTCGTGCTGCGCGTCCCGTTCTTTCGCGGCTCTTTCAAGAGCCAGAAACTGGTCGTTGGGTCTGAACTTGTCGGTTTCGAGTAGGGGCTTGAACAGTTCTCCCGCTGCGTTTAGGGCGTGGGGGGTCCCAAGCAAACCAAGGGCCGCGCCTGCGGCGGCTTCTGTTCCATATTCCTTCGCGGATTCCCAATCTCCTTCTTTCAGGGCATCAAGGAACCGAGGGGACATCGCGGCGGCTGTTTCGAACTGCTGGTAAGTAAATCCTCCGGCGAGCAGAGCGTTTGCGGTCTTTGCCATTCTTGCGGCAACTGCGGGACTCTCTTTTGGAATCGTGTTGCGGATGATGTGGTACGCACCGCGCTCCAAAGCATTTCCGCCCAGAAGATCGTGCTCGGTCAGTCCGTTGTCGTAGAGAGCTTGCTGGGCTTGTTTCCAGGTGTTGACGCCTTCGTCGCCTACTGCGGAACGGACAGCATCCTCAACTGGGGTGAATCCCTGCTTGGCTTCGTCGATGGTCTTGGAGGCTTTGGCCAGTTCTCCCAGTTGGTCTTCGGTGAACTTTCCAGTTTTCGCCAGTACGGATTGGATTCCTTCTTCGCCGAAACGGGAAGACAGGTCTATCGGCCCCAAAGCCTTCTTGGCTTCATTGACCAAATTGACGAGAGTCTCCCCGCCCGCATCTTTCAAGGCAGAGGTGATGACGGGTTCAATTGGCTTCAAAGCCTTGGTTGCCTCTAGCGCGGCTTCGCTGGCTTTGACAATGGTAGGCAGTTGTTCGGCGGTAAACTGGCCGGTCTGCTTCAGAAGGTTGGCTCCCGCGCTTTCGAGGATACCCCCCGTCCCGAAGGTAGCAGCAGTTAAGGCAATCGAAAGCGGACTAGTGAAACCCGAAAGGATTTTCTCTCCGGCCCGTTCAAACCCGCCTGCACCTTCTCTGGAATCGGCCAAACCACCAACAGATTCAGTCAAGGGTGTATTAGCCCAGTCCCAAGCTCGTTTGTACCACGGCTGGCTCTTATCCTGATACAGGTGTTCTTGAGGGGCTTCGGGTTGTCCATTAACTGGAGTCGTTGTAGAAATAGAACGCCCTCCGAAAGACGCAAAGGGGTCTCCAGAGGGCGTGGGTGTTGATGCGACGGATTGTGCTTGGGGATCAGAAGAAGAAACACTTTTTCCGCCGAACGCAGCAAAGAGATCGGAAGACGAGGAAGCAGCCGCTGGAGCGGTTTCTGTTGGCTGCTCCGTTATTTGTTTCCCGCCAAATGCCGCAAAAGGATCGTTGTCTGCCATGTCTTATTTTACCTTATTTCGGCGGTTGAATGCTGACGGAATACTTGGCCCCGTTCTCAATATCTTTGGGATTTTGATTGACCCAATACTCACCGTTAGGTTTGTAGTCTCCGCCATTTTTATAGGCTTGAAATCCGCCCTGTTTCATGTGAAGGAAAGTAGCGTAGCTTTCGGAATTCTTTTCGCTATCAAATATTCCGAGATGCTGGCCTGTTCGCATTGCTCTGTCATAGGCTTGGTCTTCTGTTAGAACCTTGCCATCAGGAGTTATGCCGGGTGTAACGATCCATTTGCCTTTGTCTTTACCGCTCTCAATGGGGGTGTTGTATGTGTAGAGAGAACCAGCGGAGCCGTCTGGAAAATGGACCGCAGGGCGTTTGGTGAGATCAATGGTTCCGGGATTTACCATTCCGGGCGCACGGGTCGGCCCTTGCGGAGCCCACGTTTTAAAAGCAGGGATATCTTCCGCTCGCGGCCTCTCGCCTACAGAGTAGGCACCGTCATTAGGTTTAGGGTTGTCAGGGTGCCCCCTGTGCGGGGGCCGAACCTCCAATACCGTAAAAGGTTTCCATTCTCTTGAGATAGTCTTCGGCTTTTTGCTGCGCTCCTTTTACGATGGACTTCAAAGTAGCAGGAGGAGTTGGGGAAGTCGGATGTCCGGGGGACGTAGCGCCGGGGTTTGCTTTTAGAAAATCGTCGAGTTTGTCTTTCGGAATCACCCCGACTTTACCATCCGAGGTAGTAACAGTTACGGTATCGCCCTTTGGAGTTTCCTTCGCTTCTGGAAGTTTCTGATCGGGGAAGGTCTGTTCGTACAGCGAACGCAGACGGTCGTTGTTTGCCGATATCTGATCCGTAATTGGCTTCTCTTCTCCCGGCATCACGTTTTTCAGTTGATCTTCGAGAGACCTGTTGGCGATGTCCACTTGCTCTTTAGCGGCAGCATATCCGTCTCTCCGTAGGCGTTCCGCTTCGTTTGCGGCTTGTTTTGCCTGCGCGTTGGCCATCATGCCTTCGTGCTTGGTCTGGGCTATTTCCTTTTCGCGGTTCAAACGAGTACCGGCCATGTTGACAAGGTCTAGGGGCGTAACAGAATCAGTGGTTCCCCCAGAAGGGAGAATAGGCTGACCTATTACCTTGTTGACCGTATCGTTGCTGAGACCCTTGATTCTGGTTGTCATCGCGTTGACGGGCGTGTCCAAAACCTGAATGGAGGTCTTGTCGGTCATGTCAGCGGGTGAACCGTCGGGGTGAGTCCAGTGCTGCCCGTTCCACGTCACTTCGTCTGAGTCGGTCTTGTCAATAAAATGACGAACGTACCCAGCAGGGGCTTGGCGGATTGTTGGGTCTTTGGTGTAGGCTTTCGCCAGATCGTAGGCTGTCAAATCTTCGGGTAGCTTCCCATCAATAGGCGCAACTCCGCCTGCTGTTTTTAGAGTGTCATACAGGGCGGCTGACGCTGCGTTGTGGGCGTCGTGATATTTCTTGTCTTCGAGATCAGTCATGTGCTGCCGCGCCGCCATCTCAGATTGGTACTGAGCGATGGTCGCATTCATCAGCGTCTGTTCTCGGTTTTCCTTGGTTGCGGCCTGCTGGTTCTCGAACTGCTTCTGAGCTTCTTGCTGTCTCTGCTGCTGTTGCTGCTGGAAGCCTTGTTGTGCCGCCCCAGCGCCCTTGGCGGCACCCATCCAACCCGATCCGGCAGTCTCGGACCCAGACACCGACCCGCCCGCCACACCGCCCATAATCGCACCTGCGAGGATGTTGCGGAAGAATTGGCCGGGTTTGTTAGGGACTTCAACGGGTTGGGGGCCATTTGGCGTCATCTGATATTGCGTAGATGATCCCGCCATAGAACTAACCAAGGACTTAAATCCATGCCCAATCAAAGCAGAATGAGCAAGTTGCTGTTGTTGGGGAGTTGGTTGTTGGGGAACAGCGGTCGGGTTTACTGGACTCTGTTGTTGAGCATTTTGCGGTGCGATCATTCCGGGAGGAGGAACAGGAGATACCTGGGGGGACGGAGCATTGATGTCCGGCGTAACAACAGCAGACGGGGTGAGATCGGGCATTTTATTCGTGCTCCTCGATGAAAAATTATTTCTGAAAAATTGCGCAACTTTTTCGTCTTTTGTTCGTCTAATCAGTATCCACCAAAACCAAACGGGAGAATGCTGTGTTAACCAAAGTTTGCTCTAAATGTAAGATGGAACAACCTTTAGATAATTTTTCGAAAGACAAAAACAATAAAGACGGGTTACAGAGATGGTGCCGAAATTGTAACAAGATTGTTTGGAAAAAGCGTTATGCCAAAAACAAAGCCAACTCCGCCGCTCTAACAGGTACGGAGCCTTTAGAGAAGGTGTGTCGAAATTGCAAATTTCTTCTTCCAAAAGAAGATTTTTCGAAAGATTCAGGCTCTTTAGATGGACTACAGGACTTATGTAAGTCTTGCGCGAAAGTTACGTGGAAAGAGTGGTCTAAAACCAGAGACCCGGGAGTGGTGAAAGAAAACAGAAGGGAGTATAGCAAAGAACGCTACGACACCGATCTTCAGTTTAAACTTAGGACTAGACTTCGCGGGCGTTTATACGATTCCATAAAAGCCGAATACAAATCGGGGTCGGCTGTTGATGATCTCGGGTGTTCGATTCCCGAACTAATCGTCTATCTCGAATCCAAATTTCAACCTGGAATGACGTGGGAGAACTGGGGAACAGGAAAAGGAAAATGGAACATAGACCACATCATGCCGCTCGCAGCCTTTGATTTGACGAACCGTCAGCACCTACTACTAGCCTGTAATTATTTGAACTTGCAGCCTTTGTGGTTTTTAGAAAATATGAGCAAAAAGAGTTCTATTCCTGTTTTGGAGTTTCCCCAGACAGAAACCACGTAAGTGGAGTGGTAAGTTTAATGTCTTGGGTTTTGAGGGCTCTCTTCAGGAATTTCAACACGGTCTGTTGGCCACCTAACTCGGTTATGCCGTAAACACGAAGTAAGTTTTCCAGTAGATCGTCTTTCTTTATTCCAGCGCGGGAAGCTCCACGAGCTTTCAAATCGGCGTCAAACAAATTTGCTCGAAAACCAGCCAAGAAAGAGCTGAACACGCGAACTCCGTCCTCTGTAATTTCATTGCGACCCGGTCTACTGAAACTCTGAACCATCATGGGATTGTTCAATTGAAAAGCCAGCGAGTCGGGAGAAAACATCCCCTTGACCGAACCGACCGCAAAAACTAACGCTTCGAGCTTGTTCACGCTCATGTTTTTCACCTTTTAAAATCCAAGTTCGTTCCCGCCAGACGGCGTGTTGTAGTTTGATGACCCACCGCCTGAGTTACCGCCGCCCCAAGCCTTTCCTAGACCCCCGCCGAGCCCAGAAGCAAACCCAGAAGCAGCCCCGCCGAGGATTCCGCCGATTAAATTCCACGGGGAAGCCGCATTGTTTGCTTGTGCGATTTGATTGTCCGTATTCGCCGCCGCGTTGCCCGCCCCTGTTGCCTGACCGGCATAGCCCGAGGGATTGTACTGACCAGCCACCCCACCCAACTGACTGACTGCGTTGTTGAAGTTCTGACGGCCTACGTCGTAACCTTGCTGCTGGATTCCCAGAAGCTGGTTGGACTGGCTATTAGCCGCGCTGGCTGCGAGTGCTGCTTGCTGTTGGTTTTGCGCCCCGTTCGGAAGAAGAGAATTCCCGCCGCCCGAAGCCGCTTGATTTTCCTTCAGATTCTTGGCCGCGTTTGCGTAGGCGGTTGCGGTTCCTTGGAGGGCTTGGGAGTTCAGGTTGTTGGTCTGACCCTGAGAGAATCCGAATTGGTTAGGGCCTGCATTTACAATGGGCGAGAGGGTTTTGTTTAGGTTCCCGAGGATCGCGGATTGGTTGGCGAACTGGGTGCCGTAGTCGTTTTGTAGAGTCGAATAGAACTGGCTCTGCTGATTAGCTAGATTGTCCTGAGCAGAACTGGCCCCCTTGAGCGAGGCGACCCCACCTGTCCAGTTAATGGACTTTCTACGTAAGAGGATATAGCGGCCTTGACGGTCGCTCCATGTGTACTCGCTTTTAAGGCTTATGAGCATGAAATGTCCTTGATCTTAACTCTGTAGAGCGGAAGATAGACACGCTCAAAAATATGATTGCTGGCAAATTCATCCGTGACGGGGTCGGACCCGAGGAAAAGTATCTCGCCCGCGCCTTGTAGGTGTGCTTGGGTCACGGCATTTTGCGTGAACTCCTTGAGGACTTGGGCGGTTTGTAGTTTAGACAAACCGGGTCTCGGAGCAAGAGACTCCAGAACCAGCGGCCTCTGAATTGTCTGAAAAGCTACGGGGCCGTCTTGATCGTAAGCGACCCACGTTACGCTGGATGGGAACTTGGCTACTTCGGGATCAAACTCATTGACTGGGTTCTCGTTTGCCCAATCAATAAACTGCTGCGCCTCTTCGGTTTGAGCAGGTCGCACAAAAATCGGTTTCATCTATTGTCTTTCCTTTAGGATTGTGGCGATCTCAATCAAAGTATCGTTTCCCTTGTTGGACGTGGTCTGAAGATCGGCGACCCCCTCGTTTAGCCTCTCCATTTCCACTTGTAAGTGAGGGAGATGGTTGGTTGCGAGCAGGGTCAGGGTTTGCTCTGCGGCCTCGAATCGGTCGAATACCTTGCCGATACCTATAGCCCCCCGAGCGAAGAATTTGCCGACTTTAGAAAGCGTGATGATGCCCGTGAGCCACGCCAGCAAAGCCTGCCAGTGTACGCCGATCCAGGAGAGCCACGTCAAATTGGGAAGTTGCATTTTCATGCCTTTAGAGGAGAAGGTGGGGTGAATCTGTACTGAGGGATCAGCCCATTGAAATAGTATTGACGCAGGCTATCGGGACTCGGGGGGATGATGTTTGGTAGGGGACATCTTAGAACTGTGTTAATAGGCGGGGTGCTGATGTGGGGAAGAGGGTGGGCAGACGGGAGCCTGTCCATTAACTGGACATCAGATTTAGGGACGATTCTTGACGAGATTGGGGGCATGTGGTATATTGGACCAAATGGAAAAGATGACAGTTGGGTCTCTGTTTGCGGGGATCGGTGGGTTTGATCTTGGATTCCAACGTGCTGGGTTTAACATAACTTGGCAGGTTGAGATTGATCTATTCTGTCAGAAAGTACTAGCCAAGCATTTTCCAGAGGCCAAAAGATATGGAGACATCAGAACAGTTGGTGCAACTACCCTTGATCCCGTTGATGTCATCTGTGGAGGATTTCCCTGTCAGGATATTTCCGTCGCTAATCAAGAAGCATCCGGACTCGATGGAAAAAGAAGCGGATTGTTCTTCGAAATCCCAAGAATCATTAACTCACTACGACCCAAATACGTCGTCTTGGAAAACGTTGACGCTCTCCTCAGAAGAGGAATCGACCGAGTTCTTGGGGCCTTGGCCGAAATCGGGTATGATGCGGAATGGACGATTATACCAGCGAGTTGTTTCGGGCTTCCCCAACCCAGAAAAAGGGTCTGGATTGTTGCCTACCCTTCCGGCTTCAGAATATCGGGATTGTTCGAAAGCATCGATTCTAGCACGCCTAGACAAGGGGGGCCGGGTAGCACGGCGAATCTGTTCGATATCGCCCGATCTCCGTTCTCTGGAACAAGTGGTTTTCCTCAACCCTTGCTTCGCGGAGTGGATGACCGGCCTGCCAATTGGGTGGACCGAATTAAGTCCTCCGGAAATGCCGTCGTCCCCCAAATCCCAGAATGGATAGCCAACCAAATTTTGAAATATGAGTCCATTAATCGGACAGACTAGTGTTCCTGTTCAAATCCGCCAAAAATTGTTAGGCTAAGTATTTCGTTCCTAACCGAGTCATTACCCCACAGAACCTGAATCTGTAGGTGTCTACACCACGCCGCATCCTGCGTTTGAGACAGATAGAACCTCTGTGCATACAAACTTTGTGGTGCATACAAGGTGGGCGGATCGGGAACAAAAGAAGTCAAGGGTTCGAAATATCCAGCGGACAGTGGGGCGATTTCGTCCAACTGCACAGCTAATGTAGGTGCGTTGCCGCGCAGCCACGAATCTAGAGTGATAGACTCAACCATCGCAACCTGACCCGGCTGGGCAAGCACGAGCGAGCCGAGGATGAAGTAAGCGTTGTAGGCCGAGCCGTTGTCCGTGTAGACCGTAGAATCACGTTTCAGGATCGGACCTGAAGTCAAAGGAGCCACTAGCAGGTTATGAGTTCCTGGGGTTGTTTCGACGGACTGCACGCAAGAGAATCCACCAATAGGCTGGGCCTTGGGACTCCATGTCATTCCCGTTTCTGGGGACGGGGTCGGGCAGAGTCTCCACCACGTTCCTTGGGAATCCGAAACGTAGAGGCCCTTATCCTGAGACCCGGCGATATGCCATGTTACCTGCGTCGTACTTGGGGTAAAGGTTCCTGTTCCATTTCCCGGACCGAACTGGTCACCAATCGGAAATCCTACCTCAGACACACCTCCGTTGGGGTCTAGAGTAACCAACTGGTTATCCGACGTGTAAAGGAACGTGATGCCGCCGTTTTTCGAGAAAGCATCGTAAGATACTAATCCGAGATAGGTCAGAAACGGCGTGGAGAAGAAGGAACTACTAGAGGTCCCCAACCCCTGAATTAGATACGGATCGGACAACGTATAGACCGTTAGCCCATAACTTGTCGGGTCCAGTCGCGTCACAGTGCTCGGATAAATGTAAAGATCGCTGGGGTTCCATGCGGTATTTCCGTTTCCTGCGGTAACATCAGGACCTTCGGAGTTGTAAACGATATTTCCGACAGCGCCCCACATCCGGCCTAGATGATAAGTCAGGGCCGTGATTCCAACTGGTGGCGGATCGTTCGCGTCGGCAATAGGTGCGATGATCTGCGTATTAAGAGAAGTATCAGGTAAGAAGTCTGTGTAAGACCAGTTCGCAGCAACTCCGATTGCGGGGTTCGGGATCGTGTCCAAAAGAAGTAGAACGGACCCGCCCTGAACGGTTCTCCACAACCAGATTTGATCGATCTGCGGGTCTACGGAATTAGGTCCAGACAACACGGCTCTGTATGCTCCGCTGGTTCCAACTACGGCGGAGTTTACATTTTGGAGAACAAGCGGAGAGGCTGTCGTAACTGAGCCGTCGATGGAATGATAGCTGAAGGCGTACTCAACGCTACCCGTAATGATGACACTTCCGGGTCCGACGTTAGTCCAGGTGATTGTCCCATCCGTTGTGGTTCCGTAGAGCGTGGCATTCCAAACAGGAACGGTCGCGCCTGTAATCCCATAGAATATATCCGAGGAGCTGGTCAAAATCTGCCAGTTGCCGTTCGAGTCGATCAACGCCTGAGAAGTCGGCAGCGTAGTCGTGGACGACCATGAAATAGGTGACCCGCAATTAGTCCAGAGTACGCTTCCATCCTGCGTGGCCGATCCCGGAATTGTAAGCGGGCTTCCGCTAAAACTTGAACTTAGAAGAGGAGGATTGGTTCCCCACACAGGAACGGTGGCCCCCGTAGTTTGGGGGATAACAGCGCCGTATGCATACTGGACGTTATTGTTGGAGTCCAAGATAGCGTAATTCGCCGGGATCGTGGCTAAGGGACTCCACTGTCTGTTTAATGGATTCGGAGTCAGGGTCGGAGCAAAGGTTGGGGCGGCGTCGGCCCAGTTATAAACAGGCCCGCCAAAATTCTGCCATACAACAGTACCGTCTGTGGTCGTGCCACCAAGAACTGCATTCCACACAGGAACCGTGGCCCCCGAAGTAAATGTTCCGTTGGCTCCCCCAGTAGACGCTGTGCCGGTATCGGGGATCGGCCCGTACAGAACCTGCGTGGGGGACGTAACAGAGATTTGGTTCGCACCGGGAAGCGACCGGATGGTCAGCGTTTGGCCGTTAAGCTGCGCGAAATTAGTAAGCCCGTTGAAAGTAATCGTAGTTCCGACAGGCCATTTCACCGGCTGGGTAAACGTTATGATCGCGTACCAATTGTGGATGGGCGGAACATGGACAATGCTCTGTTCGATCACCTGAACGGTTGTAATTTCCAACGAGTACGACGGCTGGACTTCCTGAATGTTTCCGTTGGTATCCGTGATGAGATCGCCGGATTGGAAGGTCTGGTTCGCGCCCCATACCTTAGATGGGGTTATCAGTTTCTTTTGGTCAGGGCCATCAGAGAAGTACAGCGAATTTCCTACAGACTGGAAGCTGGTTTTTCCCGCGCCTGTGGTTTTGGTGAACAGAACTTTCTTAGTGCTGGGGCCGGTGGCGTCGTAGATATTTCCGTCTTGGCCGTCGGCAATAACTTGGATCGATTCACTTAGCTGAGTCTGTGTCGAGTTATAGACAGATACTCTGTTCTCGTAGAACCGATTGATAGCAGGGAAGGTTTGAGAGTTGTAGACAGATAGTCCGGGGCGGCGGATCATCGTGAGCGAGGAACTTACTTCGGCGTTGATCCCGTCGATGATTTTTGAGTTGCGCGGCCCGTAGTAGGAAATCTCAAGGTGACTCGCATTACCCCCACCGAAGGGGGACTGCTGCGTGATTGCTCCTTCAAAGAACCTTGACTCATACAGGGGCGCGTACCGTACTGGACGCGAGGGTTGGGCTCCCTTCAATGAAAGTTGGTTTGGCAAGTTATCTCCGGTCCGTTAAGTGGACAAATTGCGGCGGGTGTGGTAGGATAAAAGGAAATGCCTAAAGGTAAGTGGAAAGAATATTTTGACGAGGAAGTCAGAGGAATTGTGAATGAATACCTCTCGGGGACGTCGGCCAAAGTCCTTGCGAATCGTCTTGGTTGCCAGAACCAACGTATTACTCGTTGGGTTGCAAAACTCGGTTTCCATGTTCGCAGCTACAAAGAAAGCAGAGAACTAGAAGCGGCGCAAAATCTTGCCAAGGTGATTGGAAGAACCGAAAAACGATGCAAGGAGTGCCGCAAGGTTTACCCAATAGAGGCTTTCTATCTCAATTCCAACTTCACTGATGGGAGACTTAATATTTGCAAATGGTGCATGAGCACAAAAAGCAAGGAGAATTACTTGGAAAACTGCGAAGAAATTAAACAAGATCGACGCAATTTTAGAAAACAACACCCAAGGAAGCAACGCGAATACGACTTGAAAAAGAAATTCAAAATAGGATTCTCGGAGTTAGAAGTTATGCTTGAAGCACAAGGAGGAGTTTGTGCTGGGTGTGGGACAACTGAATCGGGGCAGAAATCTGGAGAGTGGCACGTAGATCATGACCACGCTTGCTGTCCCCACAGACGCGACGGAAGGACATGCGGAAATTGTATTCGCGGGATACTATGTCGAGCCTGCAACCTCACGCTAGGGAATGCAAAAGATGACCCAGAACGATTGAGAAGATTGGCTACGTATCTAGATAACTACGAAAGGAACAAACTAATTTCCGAAGGGCTGCGGACCATAAGGCCAAGCGGCCCCGATGCTGAGAGGATCGCTATAGGGCGAGTACCCTCCCATTATTGAGGAGTTAGGATACATAATAAAGTCCTCTTGTTGCCTATCTCCCGCACGCAAAGCCTTTACCAATTGTTCTTCCCACTCCGCGTAAACTTGAGCAGCATCTTTTGCACCGTTAAATTGTTTAAGAGCTGCTCGTAGGCCCGCACGAAATAGGTATAACATCTGTGCGGGGATAGGATTTAGCGGCTGCTGAAGGGTTAAAAGTGTGGGAGGAGCTAACTGATATTGGACCACGATATACCAGCAAAGCCCATTTAAGGCAGGAAGCGGTGCTAACCTCATGGCGTAGCCGCTGGGGTCGGCTACCGTCCATGTTACTGTTCCATCCACGACCTGCGATCCTGGGGTAGCATTCGGGGGGGCGGCGGGTTGCACCGATCCCGACGTACCGTAGGGGTTGGGGGTGGGCAGTGGGATTGTAGTTCCAGTATACCCCGGCGATTCGATATTTAAGCCGAGATTGGTACTGTCAATGAACAGAATGTTCCCATTCACGTCGATGAATTGCTGAATAGGACAAACGGGGAGTTGGGATACCCCGTAGCCGCATCCGTAGACTGTATTCGGTTGCCACAGCCCCATAAATGCTATAGAGTTTGGGACAAAGGATACATTAAAAGGAACTGCCTGCCGACTTCCTTGGGGAAGATCGCGAACGGTTTCTAAATCAAAAATTGGTTTGGGGGCGCGGCTGGCGTTCGACGTACTGTTATTGATGTCTACACGCCAAGCATCCTCTAACCAACCCACATTGGTTATATTGGATACATAGTCCTGTTGAAGACTGACGGTAAGAAACGGGGGCCAGATGGCTCGATTCCACTTCCAAGGCATATTTTCAGCCAAGATTCTGCTCATAACCTCATTACACAAGGTCAAAGCAGGTTCCGTCGAATATCCAGCCGCCCCCGTTAGCACATTATAGAACTCAGGGTTTACCTTGAGTTGGTTGACCATTTGCTGCGCTGTTACGGTCGTTGCCTGATTGCCAGGAAGTACGGGCATTATTTTATCCTTGGGTTATCCGGTTAATGGACTACTTTACGACTGCGGTGAGCGTAGGCATATCATTCTTAGCCACGGTCTGTTCCGGCATCGGCACGAGCTTTGGGGCATCAAGAGCAGCAGACTGTCCAGCAACTCCGGGGGCTGTTGGCGAAGCGGGGACGGTGAACGGCCCGACGATGTTCGACGGGGCGCTGTTGCCGCCGCTCTGCAAAGTCTCTGCGCCGTAGCAAACGACCTGACCGGCGACTGAATTGTCTGCGAAGGTTAGCGCCGACTGACTAGGAACGACAACCGCAAAGGCCGTCGATCCTGCAACGGGGCATAGGCCATTCACTGCCAGAGCGCGGTAGATCGCGTAGGTACAAGCAGGCTTACCCGTCGCGCAGGAACCATCAGCAGGGGCTGTAATTGTCAGGGATACGCCGTGCGAAGTAACGGGCGGCATCTGTCCGGGCGCACAGCCTGCAAAAGCAAAAACAGCGATTACAACGAAGATACTCAAAAGTGTTTTCATAATCTCCTTAGTTAATTCCTGAGAACAAGGCTCCGCTCAAAGTTGGGGGTTGAGGACTGGCGAACACTCCACTCCACACTGAAATAGTGCTGTCAGCATAGCTTGGGCATCCGTGTACATAGGCATAAAGCGTGACTGAGGTGGTGAAGGAATAGGTTGTTTGGATTGTTAGCGGCGGGTTGCTTGTGTCGAAGTAGATGTACCCGCTGCATCCTGAAGTGCTGGTAGAAGCAGTTACCGTAGTCGCGCCGCCGGTAAAGGGGGAAGTTGGAGAAAAGATCGGGGCCGAGGCTTGAGAATTAATCGTCCAGGTCCCGCCGATTACGTTTGAGTTTATATACCCACTTTGACAAGCTATCACCCTAACAACCGTGGTGACGGAGATGTTAAGCCCCCCGCCCGGATAAGAAGAACTGGAACAAGTTGGCGTACTTCCGTTGTTTGTGTAATGAAGCACGCACCCCGTAGTCGGATTTGTCCAAGTGATGTTCAAGGGCAATGTGGTTGGGGGTGATACATAGCTTCCAGAAAAGGGGGCGTTCTGGCTCGGGTCCAAACAAGTTGGGGTGGCAAAGGTGTAAACAGCACTCCCCACAGCAGACAGCAAGTATCCGGGGGCCTTGGCGACAGCCTGAAGGGTGGTGTTTGATGAAATACTTAACGGAGAAGAGTAAACACTACTTGAAGTGGTTGGCGTTGATCCGTCCGTGGTGTAGTAAATTATCGAAGAGACAGGCGCGGAGATCGTAACCGATACGGGAGGAGCATAACTTCCTGTACCAGGAGAAAACGTCGGCGTTGCGGTCTGGGGCGTTCCTCCAGCGAGCGGATACGGGTAGGTGTACGGCACATAAGCCGCATTGGTCCACGTGTTCGTACTGGAGCATTTATCGAGCTGAACGAAGCTCCCGCCTGAGTATTCGGCATAGACTACGCCTGTCGTGCAGGTCGAGGGTCGATTCGCCAACGTGCCTTCACCCACGCCACAGACATAGTTTCCTGAACCGTTGTTGCAGGTCGTTGACCCGTTGAACGGAACAGTTGCGCTTGACTGCTGCGTCGGTCCAGAGAGTGAACCACCTCGCCAGTTGTCGGTGTAGAAATCGCGGTTCTGAATGATCTGGCCGGAATCGACGACGATGAACTGGGATGAGGCCGCTACGCTATCGCCCCATTCATAGACAGGATCAAGCGCCTGATTTAATGCGGTGGTGGGCGTTGGGGACGTGCCGGAGATATAACCGCCCTGTCCTCTGCCGCTTTGATCGATGCAGACCGTGGCGCGGATAATTTGGATGGAATCTCCGTTGTGGAATACCCACGGTTCTTCGGAGATTGGCCCGTAAGTCGTGATCGTGTTCGTAGTGTTTGACGTGATCTGGGTGACGAAATTCTGTGTCACATCGTACACGGAGTAAGGTGCTCCCAATGGAGCAAGATTCGGCAAACCGGAGAATGACGTGGTGATAGTCAAAGTCCCGCTGCCGCTTGAGATGGTGCCCGAGTAATAGACCGTGTTATCAATCGTGTCCCACGGATCGATTGAACTCAAGCCCCCGCAGGCTCCGAAGGGGCTGTTCATGTACACGGGGCGGTAGATGCCTACATCGAAGATTTCACCGTAGAAGCCGCCGCCGGAGGTTGTGCCGGTGTTCCCCCAAACGACGCCGGTACCTCCACGGAAGGTCGCGGTCAGATCGTTACAAGTTCCCGAGCAGTTGACGGTATTCCCGTAGGTCTCGGTGTGGCGTCCGCTTCGCGGTCTCCCGCCCGTATCCGTTCCGTGCATTCCAGTCATCTGGAACATGGTTCCAGCGAGGACATGATTGAACCTGTTCACCAAACGGCATCCGCCGCTCTCTGAAAATGAAGGCCCGCCCTCCGTGCAGTCGGTTATGACGATGTAGGAATTGATGAGGTTGTTTTCGTTGAACCAGTTATTCGCTCCGCCGATGGAATCCGGTTGTGCCCAAGAGTTGTCTCCGTAGGAGCCCACGCCGAGGTAAGAGGACATCTGATAAGCGCCTAACTCGACGGCGCTGCCAGCGGGGATTGTGTTGTGATCTGCCACGCCGACCACGTTGTCAATCTTCATCATCGTGACAGCGTTTGCGCTATTGCCACCTTCGGTCCACTGCGTTCCCTTACCGAAGACGATGTTATCGATGCGGGCCTGTGGCATCCCGCTCGATGTCCCAGTTCCCTCGAATGTGATGGGCGTGTAAAGCGCGGTCGAAGCGGACTGCGGGTCGATGTTGAAGTTCTGGATCGTCGTGACGTTGTTTGAAGCCGAATAGGTGGGCGTGGCGTAGATGAGCCAACCGCTCGTGTTGTTATCGACGATGGTCAGGCAGTTTGTGCCTGCACCAAAGGTGGATGATCCACTATTCGGTGTTCCACCGAGCGCGGTTAGAGTGATGTTTGCCGTAATCGTGAGCGTGCTCGACCATGTCACCGATTGAGTCCCCGAGCAGGGAATCTGGATCGTGTCCCCATTCCCTGCCGTGTGGGTCGGTCCGTTGATGACCGCATTGACATCGGACTCGTTTGCGGTCGCTGCTGTACAGACGTATGGTCCTGTTCCAGTACATGAACCACTGCTACCCGGTACACTGAGCGCCGTTGAATACACGCTCGATGCCGACCAACCGCTCCCCGGCGGATTGAAGGGATAGACATAGAACACGGAGAAATTTGTCCCCAGCGCCTGCGGATCGCCGCCCGATGTGTTGAACAGAGTCGGATAGTAATACTGGGTCGAGGAACCGAATCCGCCGCCCCCGGATTTGATGGTCTGTTGGTTTCCCCACGTCAAACCATTCGTCGAGGTCTGCGCGTTGATTCCCGTGATCGTGGCATAGACCATGATATAGCTGTTGCTGACGGAGTCATATCGCACATTCGGCTCGTACTGACCGTTTCCAGCCCCGTCCGTGGCAACGGTGACAAAGGCTCCGCCGCCGTTCTGAGGGTTGGCGAGATCGGTGACGCCGTTCCCGGTCCATGCGCCCGAGCCGGTGTACTTCATGAACAGAGTACCGGGGCCAGAAGTGAAGGGTGTGCCCGCTACCGCCGCAGCGATGACGGAGGAAATCGATGCGCGTGCCACCGCGATCTGAGGGTAGGAACTACACCCAGAAGGCATGTCGGTGTAATAGGCGTAGAAGTAGGACCCAACTACGAGCAGCGTTCCGTTCCCAACTTCCGCTTGGCAGTTCACGCCGCCGTTTACTCTCAACGACTGAGGGCTGATAACCTCGCCGAGCTTGTGCCAGTGGACTCCGAAGTCGGTTGAATATGCCAACCCGATTGCAGAATAGAACGGCGATCCGCCGCCACCGAACCAATACTCGCCGTGGTAGAGCTGAAGGAGGATTCCGGACGTTGAGTCGAAGTAGACCGCACCGCCCCCCACATAGTTATTGTCGAATGCGCCAGAACCGCCGAGCGGGATATTCGTCGATGGGTTGACTATACTCAAACCGCTCGACCACGTATTCAGATTTGGAATCGTAACTTGGACCACACCAGGGTTTGTCGTCGGCGCGAAGACGTAGTTGGTGCCGAGGTGATTGATTGCCCCCATATTGCCGTCGGGCCAGAATGACGCCACCGACCCGCGCTGCGACGGGTTTAACTGCGTCGTCGTCGAGCCCACTGTGATGGTCTGGGCGTGAGCCATCATCGGCAAAAGTAATAGCGCGAGCAGTATCCGCTTCATCGTCCCATCCTTGGCAAGTGGCTCTCAATTCCGGCAACGGTCACATGGGGCTGCTGGGACGCTGGAGGCGGAGGCGTAATGTAGTTCGTCATCACACCAGACATGTTCGAGGGCGACGAGCTTCCTGCCGCAGAGAAGCTGATCGAATACGTTCCTGGGGTTGAGGTCAGATAGTCATACGTCTGCACGCTGATGTTGTCGCCGTTCCCCCACTGCTTCATAGGCCACAGCTGGGCGCTCGAATACGTGATATTCGTTCCGCTGCTCGCGCCTGACGCAATTGCCGACGCCAGAATGTACTGGGCACCGCTTGAGGTGCTGATCGAGATCGGGCCAACAGACGTTGCTGCCGCCGTTGCCGACACCGCACTATTGATGCCTGTCAGGTTGCATACCTTGAGGCCATTCGTTTCGAGCACTGTAGTCGTTCCGGTGGGCGCAACGGTTGCATCGACGACCCCCGAGGGCAGGCTGAAATTCCCCCATATCGCAAAGAGATCGCCTGCTCCGCCGCCCTTCAGAAGTGACCACGTAAGCGATGGACTGCTGCTGATAGTCCACGACGAGGCTGGGATCGAGGCCCCAGCAATCACAAACATGGCGCAACCCGTGGTTGGCTCATTGATATGTGCTGTTCTCGTGTACGGCCCGCCCGACCCCGGAATCCCGCTGTCGTTGCCCCACGTCTGCACTGCCACGGGATCGGCGTAAGAGGTGTTCGACCACGCCCACAAGCCCACGCCGCAGCCTGAAAGCTCGCCCGTATACGCGGCGGTTGCGTTGAAGTTCGTTACGCCCGACACAGTAGCGGTTTGGTCAAGGAGTGCGCTCAAAATAATCGCCCCGCCGCCGTAACCATAGCTGTCGGCCATGCGCAGGAAGAACCCCGCAGCGTAGGTTGGCGGTGGGAAATTTGACTGCACAATGGCGTCCAGATAATAAGTCGCCGTTTCCCGAAGCTCAATTGGCCCGGAAAAAAGAGTCGCGGGGCATGTTCCACCAGCGCCGCCCGCACCCTGTCCCGTGCTTGAAGCGAGCCAGTTCGATGATGCCAGCCCTGCCACTTCCCACACCAGCATGTCCATTTGTAGATTTGCGCCAATCGACGCCGTAATCGTAAATGGACTTGAGGAGTTGGTCAAAACCTTGCAATCATATGTCCACACGGTTCCAGCCGTTCCCCACCCGCTCGCCACCTTGTAGCAGGTTGGTCCGCTCCCAATGGTCATCGTGACGAAGTTATCCGAATCCACGCCCTGTAGTGCAATGCGGATGTCGTCCCCGGCGAGAGATTTGTACGGCAGAGTCAACGAAACAGAACTCGTCGATGCGGCTGACTTCGCGAACGCGCCCTGCATGAATCCGAACGTTGGTTGCGCCGTGGTGCGGATAAGGAAGATATCACACGTGGGGGAAGACGTGCCACCAGTTCCAGCATTCGTTGAGGCAAGCGTCTGCGTTCCCGCCGCGCCGCCCGTCTTGCTGAATCCCTGCATCGCCATCCCGTTGCCGCTTACGTTCTCAGAGGCAATCTGCTGCGTCCACCCCGCAGCGATCATGGCGATCCCGCCGAATGAAGTCTCATACCCTGCCGTAAAGGCCACAAGCGCGTCCGAGGCCACACTCGATATGCCGGAGACGTTGCAGGCAGCACCGCCCCCCTCGACGGCAGGCACTCCCACCACGTCCTGAGCATAATTAGGAAGACCCTGCACACTGACAACCTGAATGCCGAGGATGCCGCTGCCACTGGCCGTTTCTGTCACGGCGCAGGTTCCCGTTCCGTGCATCACCTGGAAGTAGTACTCCGCGTGATCGAGGGTTGAAAGCGGCGCAGCCGTAACAGGAATCCAGTTCGCATCGCACCCGGAACTGGTGGGTGTCGTAATGCCAGTGACGCCCAAACCGCCGCCTGTCTGCAAAGTGGCAACATCCCCTTCGCCATAAGTAAAGCTGCACGTCGCCACATTCCCCGAGACGATAACCTGACCGCAGTGCTGATAGGTCAGAGCCTTCGCCGCCGGAGAGCAGTAGAGAGCGACGAGCACGGCGATGAGAATGAGCAGCTTCTTCATTGAGGCAATGGCTGGCATGTGAACTTTCCGCTGAAGGTGTGAGTGCCGTCGATGTAGAACCGGAAGGCGTTGACGGCGGATGTCGCACCATAGAAGCCGTAAATGGTGCCACCATATATCGTGCTCGCGCCGCCGACGAGGTTGTACTGACCCGTGACCTGCTTATAATTTACCGTGCTCAACGGATCGTAGAGGGTAAGCCTACCCGTCTCGGCATAGGGAGTTGCCGCATAATCATTCGCGCTGACAACGACGCCATTAGCCCCGGTATGGTTGCCATCATAGGTTCCCGTGTTCGTGTTGATCCCGGCAAGATATCGAGCCCAGTTGTAATTCGACCCTGTATCGTAGGTCGATCCGTTGTTCCCTGAAAACTGAATCAGCAGCGACAGATTGGTAGTCGTCGCAACCACATCCGACACTCTGATTTCGTAATCACGATAGCTGGATGTGATGCAGGAAGTCAGGTCGGCTTCGATGGCGGGGGAGCCTGATGCGATGTTGACCGTGACGGCAGCGGGATAGCCGCCGCTCGGCGCGGCCCACTTGATTCCCGTCGTCTGCGTCGAATCCGCCGTGAGCACATAGGTGTCGGTACCCACAGGCAGACGCGCGTTTGTCGTCGAGTAGGTGTAGAGGTCGCCCTTGGTGGTGAGGGGAGAAGAAGCCGCGCATACGCTGTTTCCAGCCGTACAGATGCGCGAAAGACCTGTGTTGTTTTCGTTTAGTTCTCCGTATCCATTGGTCGCATCTACGGAATAAACAACACTTCCAGCGGCCCCAGCAAGAGCAGAGGCAGCGACCATTTTTATTCCGGGAGGGCCCGTAACTGAGATAGGCTCACTGGCGTTAATTTTCGTACCATCGTCGCAAAGTGGGAAGGGAGCCGTTGCTGTAGTCGCAGAAGCCGCTTTAATCGCGCAACCTGCCGTTTGACCCGAAAAGCCACTGGAAGCGGAAATGTTATAAGGGCTTCCCGTTGTTCCGGACCCTGTGATGGTAACGTTTGATCCCTGCGTTATAGTCCCTGCAATGTTGTTAGACTGAACGGACCCCGAGCCAGTCGGGGCTAGACTTGCCCCAGTTCCGACAAGCATTGCGGCTACTGTGTTGGTTGCGCTAGTTAGGGCCGAAAAGGCGGTCGCTGCGGTTGAAGATGCGGTGATGATTTGATTCGGCCAAGCACCTGACACGGTAATGTTTGTTCCCGCAATCAATCCTGGGGTGGTTGTTCCAGTTCCCCCTTGAGGTATGCTAAGTGGGGTCGTAAGACCAGACAAAGATGTAATGTCTGAGTTTCCCGCGCTGTGGGCTGGAGTATACCCGAGTGCTGTTTGATATACGGGAATATTCAAAACCGTACCGGATAAAGTCGCGGCTCCGCCAGAGCCTGTGGTTGTCAGGCTGATGCTCCCCCCACCTCCGCCGGATATATTCACGGCCAAGGTCACATCAAAATTCTGATAAGTAGCATCCGGCGTGGGTGCGCCTGTGACTACGATTTGATCCCCGATGTTGATTGTTCCGCCAGAACCAGAAGGAGAACCCAAGTGACCGGAGGACGAAGTCGTGATGGTGCAAAGTTGAGTATTTGTGGTCAAATCCCAGACACCCAGAGCCACAGAACTTGTAGCAGTTGGGTACGTTACCGCTCCCCCGTTGTAGGTTATAGGGTAGGTATCGCTGGCGCTTCCCGTACAGCCAGAAGGCACGGTACCGGCGGACGGGGCGATCATCACAGAGGCAAACGTCTGGTAGTTGCTTGTCTGTAACCCCGTCCAAGAAAGAACCGGCCATTTCTGCGCGGAACCACCTCCACCCCCGCAAGAACCATTAGAAGCGGCAGTAAGTTGTCCTTGGGCATTGACGGTGAGGTTGGTACAGGTATAGCTTCCAGCAGACACAGCCGTGTTGGTTAAACCGGCACTGTTAAGAGTTCCAGATACTCCGAAAGTTTCAACACCACCTGATGGGTTTGAAAAGGCAAAGGACAACCCGTTAAAGGAAGATGGGTTGACAAAATTCAAAAGATTTTGAAGAGTGTTTGGAGTTCCATTAGTCTGGATCGTAGGTCCCGATCCGCCTCCGCCGCCGTTCGAACAAATATTAGGGAGAGCGATAATTCCCAAATTGGGGGAGGAAATGGTTTCGGTAATGCACGTGTTCAGGGCGAAGTAGTAATCGTAGTTACCAGCTCCGCTTGCTGTTAGCGTCGAGTTAGGAATCCCTACGGAAAGACCGGGATCGGAATAAACTGCGGCTGCTGTCCCGCTTCCTGTATAGGTCAGTACAATCGTCGCATAGGGAACCACTTGTGCTGTCACAGAATTTAAAGGAGCGCGGGCAATGACCTGCGCGACTCTGTGGAAGCCGCTAGTGGCTTGCGAAAAAGCAAGCATCGGAAATAGAAGCAGCGCAAGTAGTTTGAGATTCTTCATTTTCGTCCAGTTAATGGATTTTTAGTACCCGACAACGATGCAGTAGGCAGTCATTCCAGTGGCGGGAGTATTCACGTTCATGGTCGTATACGGAGCGGACAAGCCGACGAAGTTTACGCCAACTGGCTGGTCGTTTCCTGTTTGAACACGCCCCCCGTTATCCGCGCAAACCGCGCTCATGACCGTGCTTGTAATCTGGTGCGGAAGAGTAATTGTCGTGGGTGTGTTGTTGTTTAGAGACCCTGTATTTACATAGTCTGTGATCGTGCCGTCGGGAGCGATTGTGTAGTACCCATTGGTCCCGGAAGAATGAACAGTCCCAGCCCACGCAGGCGCACCAGCAATCGTAGCCAAAACCTGTCCGTTGGTACCAACCCCCACACGTTGGGGGACACCAGAAACTCCGCCCGTAATCATATCTCCGGCAGTAGTCATGGGGTTAGCTAGAGGAACCGGACAACTTGAGGTCGTTGCCCCGCCGTTAGCGTCTGTACACAATAAGATCGAAGTTCCAGACACGGTTCCGGCGGTCATCAGGGCTGAGTCTGTGCCTTGTAGAGTTGCAGCAATAATCTGGTTGCTGCCGTTTGAAGCGAGAGCCTTTGCCGAAGTTGGGATCGCACCCCCGTTGACTTTGACTACAGCGACCACCAAACTATTTGAGGTAGTTGCATCTCCGGATAGATTTCCGTTAGTTATAGAAGTTGGACCAGAGAACTGAGCAAGATTTCCGTTTGCGGGACTACCCGTAGTCACGACTGTTCCTGTTCCCGCGCTGATCGTATTGCAACCAAAACCAACTCCGGGGTTCCAAATCAAAGCGTTTAACCCACCGCTACACGCGGGCATTGGTAGGCCAGAAGGCGTCGTCGCGGTAACAGCCCCGAGGACGGTATTAGCTGTTTGAACTGCGAGAGAACTGTTTGGAATTGCACTTGCGGTAAAGTTTAGAACAGGGGTCGTATTAGGGTTAGCTATCGTCAGACCCAGAAAACTCGGTAAGGTGCCGACGCTTATCCCGGTGACTGAACCGCCGGAAGTCGTGTTGGAACAAACATTGACGAAGGTTAGCATCCCGCCGTTCGGATAGGTGATCTTCTCCGTCATGCAGAGTTGGAGAGCAAAGTAGTACCCGTAGTTCCCGTTCGCGTCTGCTGTGACAACCGAGTTCGGTACACGAACCGTAAGGCCGGGATCGACGTAAATTACGCCCGCCACCCCGGTAGCCGAGTTGGTCACGGCAACCGTGGCATACGGAACGATCTGGGCGTAGACGCCATTACCTCTCGCAAGGACTTGGTTGAGCCGATGGTAGGCTGTGGTCGCCTGACCCTCCGCCCAAACCGTAAGTCCCAGAAGGAAGACCAGAATGAGTAGAATTCTAAATTTCATTATGCCCGTCCTTGTTGGACCATTTGAGTTTGACGAAGAGAGTTCAATCTGTCGGTGATCCAGAGATTTTTCTGAGTCGAATCGAGATTTTCAGAGGCTGCTGCGAGTTGCTGAAGAAACAATTGCATCGCGGGCAGGTACCTGGGATCGTTAGAGTATTCATACACCTTGGCCTGGAAGCCACTAATATAGAGGTAGCTCAAATAGTCCGGTATTGGTGCCCAAGTATCCGTAGATGCTGTAAACAGAGAAGCCGCATTCTGAGACTCTACGACTACCGAATACACAGCGTCCGACGCGGGGAATATGCGAAAAGTTATGTTCCCTTCTGTATCATCTAGTTGTGCCGTGATTCTGGCAGGTTGGTTGTTGAGGGGCTCGATTGCGGTATTCAGTCCGACCTGCAATTCGTAAGCTGAGTTTGCGTTGTTCGGGTCGTAAGCTGTCGCTTTCTCGATCCACCCGAAATTTGGTAGGTTGACTTGATAGTCCGTGTTTCCCAAAACAGTAGTGAAGGTCGGAGCGATTACGGTCGCACTAGTTCTGTTCCATCTCCACGCAAAAGGCGGGGACAGAATCATCTGCTTAACCCAGTCTGCGCAGAAAAAGGCCGGATCGTTATTCGGATTTGTCGGGAACGTCAGAGGGGCCAGCCGCAGGAACTGCTGACAGATCAGAATCGTCCGTTCTAATTGGATCGTCGAGGCCAATGTTCTACCTTGGAGGGACTACATCTTTGGGGAGGGTTTTGAGGAGGACCATCGTCAGCTTTTGGGTCTGCTGTTCTATCACAGTCATGAATAACGGGGTGGTTGTGATCGACAAATGCGGGTGCATTGCGTCTTGGAAGGGGTCGAGGAAAACGTGGACCAGTTCGTGTACTAAAGATCGGACCAGCCTCTCCATATTCCCTTTGGTAAAGTCTTCCTTACCGATTGGATATATGGTCAGATGTGCGTGGAGGTAGATGGAGTTGACTTCGATCTTGGCGTAAACAGCGCCGTCCATTTCCTGCGAGGGTTTCTTCTCATACTCGATTTCGAATACCCAGCCAGCGAGATTAAAGTAATCGGACAACCTCTCGATGAAACTGGCAACCCAGCTTTCATAGGCAATCTTTTTCGTCGGCATTTGACCTCTTGGGGAGAGTGTGGTAAGATGTTTTTGTTGGGGGCGGGTTTCACCGGCCAAGTGGCAGCGTCGTTAAACTGCAAGAACAAGACCGCATGACGCTACAGCGGGTAACAAAAGACCACAGGTCCTGCTACCGCCTAGAGCGTGATTATGCCCCCAACGTATTCCAGTTAATGGACTGGAACTGCTTCTTCATCACGGAGATAGGAATCAACTCTGGCCTTACCGGGGTTTTCGAACTGTCTGTATCCAGCGGCTGATAGCTTGTTGAAGCTGGGCTGCTTTCTCCAGAAGTTGTAGGTGTGGCCGAGAGAATCAAGCGGGTCGTCCGGGTGAAACTGCCGTCCGCAAACCGTGCAGATACCTACGTCGTATTGGGCGTCGGTGCGGTGCCAGACAATAGCGGTGCGGCCTGCGATGTCTTTTTGCTCGGACAGTTGTGAGCAGCCAGCGATGTGTACGCAGTCGTTTTCAACCGCTTCTTTGTTCAGCAACTGACGGCGGCGAAGCTCCTTGGCGTTCTTGTCGAAGAGTTTGTCGTTCTCTTCTTGCGCCAACTGTTGGCGAGACTTTACGACTTCTCGGGGCTCGGTCGTCTTCAGAATCGCTTCCGCTAGTTTCTCATTCGCAGCGGCGGCAGACTTCTGAGTGACCACTAGTTGCTGGGAAAGAGAAGCAATCAGGGACAGCAGCCCTTCGGTTGTGATCGGCGAGGCCGAAGAGTTGTAAGAAGCTAATTCAGGATTTTCAACGGTTGAAACTGTTTCGGGTGAATCTACTGGGGTGTGTTTTGGCATGACAGGCTCCTGCCGAGATCATCGGCCACGGTGGAATTTAGTTCAATTTCTTTGAATTTCGGTAGTTGTGCAATTTCTTGTACCAGATCGAGTTGACTCCTCCAGACGGGGGTCCGAACTCTTGGTCGCATTGTGCTTCGGTTAGAAGATTGTTTTCTACAAACCGTAGAAGGACGGAGCGCCATCCGATCTGCGTGCATCGCTGGAGAATGTCCCGTTCGTTGAACTCGTACTTGGAGTATTCTGGAAGTATGCCCAGAGTCACGTATCCCATATAACGAAAGTCTCTTCCAGCCCAATCTGGTTTCCCAATGGGACTAGTCGCATATAGAGCGAGATCGGGAATTCCGTTGACTGAGATGCCGCCTTGTTTAACATAAAGCTGTGGATATGCGTGAAGTAATTTACTGAGAAACAAAGAGCATTCCAAGGGTCTTCCGGGTCGGTCGTCAATTAAAAATTCAGTGTCGGGGTGGCGTTGACGCCTCGTCCCCTCCGAGTTGTAGTTCAGTTCCTTGAGTCTGGCCGTGTGTTCGGCTATGCTCATCTTGGGGGATTTCTTGCATAAGGAGCACATCGGCTCATAGCCGTCTTTATAAGCAGAATTTCTATCAAAGAACTTGAAGCGTAACAAACGAAAACATGCGCAGCACTCCCGCCCGAGGACCTCGTTTGAAACTCCAGCTTCATAGTCGATTACGTCAAAATCTGACTGGATTAGACTCATTCGGGCGTCCAAATCTTAGGAGTTTCTTCAGGAAACAACTCGGCCAGTTTAGACTCGACTTGCTTGATGAAATCCCCAACGATCTGATTGTCTTCCGCGCTGTCGGCGTTGACTCCGAGGATGCGTTCTACGTTCAAACCGCCGTCTTCGTTTTTTACCACAACGAGCAGAGCATGTCCGACAACATGTCCTAGAGACAGGTCTTTCCTCTTGCTCTCCCAAGAATCCTGAGAGTTGTATATTTCGATCAAAGCTGACATAATACCTCTTGGTCCATTAAACGGACGAATGGCTGGGTATCCCCGTAGGCACCCAGCGGGCCTGTTGAACGGCGGTAGCGATACCCGGAGACTAGATTTGTGAGATCGAAAATTCCTTCAAGGTTACCGTGCTGGAAGCGCCATTTCCGAGCTTGATGGTAGCCAAGAACGAAAGATTCGCTGCCGTCACAGAACCCACAACGTTAGTGATAACGGTAGGCGTAGTGAACTGCGAGGTCGGGGTGATGAAGGAAATATTCGACGTGTAAGAACCGGATAAAATCTGCGAGGTCGGGTCCCAAAGCAAACGGGCTTCGATCTCGAAGTTACCAGCCCCACCAGCCACGGCAGCAAGACCCGTCCCTGTGGTAGCGATAGCCTTATCGGAGCCGAGTGTGGTTGACGTTCCTTGATACAGGTTGAACTGCACGGTCTGGGCCGCGTTTGCGCCTGCATTGTAAATGCCGGACACACGGATCAGGAATGGGTGTGCGTTCCACGATTCAGTTGAAAACTGGTCATTAGAAACCCCGGACGGAACGCCGTAGGAGCGGCCAGAACGGCTCAGGATCGCTGCATTTGCCGACGCATCGAGAGGAGATTCGGACCCGTAGATTTGACCGCCCGTGGGAACCACGAAGAAGAGGTTTGCGGACGTACCGACATCGGTGCCGATCTTGAGAATAGTTTCGGTAGCCGTGGCTACTGTTTGGGTTGGAAAAAGATTACGTCCGGTTCCTGAACCTACAAAACCGGCGACTGTCGAAGGGTTACTCATGGGTTTATTTCCTTTGGTTAGTAATCGCGGTCTTAGCCGTCGATTTTTAGGGTAACGAAGCACTTTTGCTTCACTTCTGGTTCGTAAAACGACACCAGCTTCTGGCTTAGGTTATGGTTCCGGCCTGCGAAATCTGAGCAGCCTTGACTGGTCTGAAAATTGGGTTGGCAGAAAGTTTTCCGTCTTTGAAGTAAACGGCGATGACCCCGCCTGGTTCGACCAAAACACTTTTATGGTTTGAGTTCGCCATGTCCCCGATCTCGTGCACGACGCTGCTGTGAGCCACAACGAGGGGAGGTGCTCCGCACTCACAGAACAGATTGATGGCTTCCATAATACAGGGTCTAATCCGAGCCTTAAACTCGTTAAGGGACTCGCCACCGGGGATGGTTGATTCAGGGTCGTCCAGATACTTCTGAAGTTCCGCTTCAGACTCCTCGTTGCGAGGCTGTCCGCTGAAGTCGCCCACATCCAAAGCACGCAAATTCTGGGATTGATGGACGGGGGAATTTTTGATCCCCGCGATAATTTCGGCTGTTTTGGTTGCTCGCTGTTTGTCGGAGCAGAAGATGTGGGATATGTCTATGGTAGAAAATAATGAAGCTAGTTTGTGAGCTTGTTGGATTCCTTGTTTATCTAGGGGAGGATTTGCCGATCCACGAAACGCTTTGGTTGCATTGAGTACGGTCTGACCGTGCCGCGCGACATACAGTACCGGGTTATCAGGGGGCATCGGCTTCCTCTTGTTTCTTCTTGTGTGTGCTCTCGGTCGGTACGGGCGGTTCAGTCTCTGTCGAAACAAGCGGCTCCTCAAAATTGAATCCGATGAAACCTTGGTTTTCTACTAGATAGTCACGCGACATTGTTTCGGTGGTGACTGACGCGATCAGCGGATTTCCCGGCGCGGGGTGGTCAAAGACAATACCGTCCAACTCGATCTCAAGTTCGCGGACAAACTGTTGTAGATCGGGGTGCTTGATCTTTTCCGACTTCCTGTTGAACAGGACTTCGACAGCAAGTTTGCGGTAATCGTGCTGTGCCGCGTCGTTGCGGGCGATGTCTACTAGAACGTGATCGGGGAACGTGCGGAGGGAGGCCGCATTATCGGCCCAAGGATTACGCTTGCTTAGGGTCATATTTTCCTTTGTCTCTTACGCAGACTGAAAATCTTTACTCCAATCAATTTCGACACCGACTGCTGGGTCGATTTTGATAGAGGGTATCTTTTCTCTAAACTGACCAGAAGGCCAAACTTTTTGAGCGTCCTCTACGGTGCGCCATCCCGGAGAATCTACCCAGTGCTCCCCTTTTTGTTTGGGGTAGTATTTTGCGGCATTAAACTGAACGCGAATTTCTTCGTACTGAGCGGGAGGAAAAGGTAATCTCGGTTCTTTCACGGTGTCTCCTCGGTCCATTAAACGGACGAAAAGTGGGATACAAATTGCAGGTCATCTAACCTCAAACTATGAATCAGCTTGCCCGGTGAACTTGGTGGCTAGACTACTCGCAGGGAGGTCATCCGTTGCTTTGGCCGTCCCCCGCCTTCACCAGCCGAAACACTCTTTCACACCATTCCGGGGCTAACGGATCGATGGATCGACTTGAGGATCGATGACCTGCCGAGGTCCGATAATGCTGGACAAGAGTAACCGGGGGCCTTGCGAAAGGAGATAACGTAGACCCCCGGTGAGCGGCCTTGTAGGAGGTATGTATGGTGGCCGCTCAATATTGTCTCGCCGTCGAGTGGACTCAAACCACCCGATTTTCCCTGCGTGGACGACCGATTTGTATCCTCGTTGGGACGCAGCCACTGAGGTTTTGTCGGCCCTGTAATCAGCGAGAAACTTGTTGGGGTCTGTTTCTGTCGCATTCCCCGAACGGGATAAACGGCCCGACCCATAACTTACTTAACTCGTTTTGTTTCGTGTTGATCTTTGATGAACTTTGCGTGATGCTCGCCGTGGCTCTTAGCGGACACGAAGTCGTTTACCTTGTCCTGTCCCACTCCGAAGTGCGCCCAAGTCCCGCCGTTCAGGTCCAACTCCAGAGTTTCGGTATCGGGGTCGTATCTGGCCCCGTGGATGTTGGAACTCTTCTTGATCTTGAGGACGCGCTGCACTACTTAACTTTCTTGAGCTTGCTGTTCTTCGCTTTTGCCGCTGGACTGGCTTTACGAGTAGCGTTGGCTAAAATCGCCCCGGCAGACTCCTTACTGTAGCCTTCCTTCTGGATCGACTTTTGAACGGACTTGAAGCCGGGATGTTTTGCCATATTACTTCCCCTTCTTCGCGGTCTTCTTAACGGGGATGACCCGCTCACCCGCGTGCATTTTCACGAGGCCGGTCTTCTTGACAACCCCGCCCTTTTTCATGGACTTGGGATCGCCCCAGACGGGTTTCTGCTTTGAGGTAACGGGTCCCGATTGTTTGTTTCCGGGCAGGTAGCTCTCGACTTTTTTCTTGGCCGAGTCTACAAAATCGGAAACTGCTTGTCTCTGAGATTTCAGAGTGAGGTTGTCGGTGATGTTTCTCGCGCCGTCCCTCACCATTTTTCTGACTTGGTCAACGGCATCCTGCGGTGTTCCACTTGGCATTGGTTGCTCCTTAAATTCGGGCGGTCTGACATCGTTCTCCTTCAACCGCCCCTAACGCCCGGAAACGATAAAAACGGGCGACTTATTTTAACGTCAGGCGTCGGAAAAGAAAACCGACAGGACAATATGCGAAGAACGATGAGCGAAAGACAACGTGCAGAAATGCTCCGTATTTCCCGAGTCAATATGCAGTCGGCTCTAAGAGCCTATAATAATTCGGGGGTCACAGAGCTTCATCGCAAGGCGGTGCTTTAGGCACCAGCTCGGATATATTTAGTATCTGAATGACGGTTGTCCCTCTCCTCCGCTTGACGGGAAGTCGTACGGACCTTCCAAACTTAAATCAGATCGTACTGCTTGAGGACTGCCTCTTCCTCTTCGGACAGATCGATGTGGTGCTGAATGTTCTTTTCCAGCAGTTGATCGCTCAGACTCTGCTTCCTCTTGCGCAGATCAGACAGTTCTTTGAGAAAAGCCGGAATCCAGTTTTGCGGGATCGCTCCGGTTGTGAAGGCTCCAGCCCTTTGAGAATACGAACTCTGAGGGACTTCCTTCTTCAGGTCGGCGTGCGCCTCCAGAAGAACGCTCTCTGCTGGGGCAAAGGACGAGGTCGCGGCCAAAGGCTTGAGGACATCGGTCAGTTTGTCGATGTGTGCGACTTCGGATAGAATCTTAGGAATCCCGGCCCAATGACCCTGCTCGGCAACTTTCTCGCGGATCGAATACAAGACTGACAACAGGTTCTTCTTCTTGAGCAGAGAGACTTGGAAAACGTCCCCGGCGTGGATGACCGCAGCAATCGGATCATCATACTTGGTGACAGACACTTGGGTAGAAATCGAAGTCGCCGAAATCTGCTCGTTGATAAGCAGTTGAAGGGCGTTCGCTTTGCGTAGCGTGAGTTTCATGTTTCTCCTTCGTCTCTTTCGCAGACGTTTGATTTAAACCTACTCTACCACATCAGTCTTCTGGTTGTCAACTTGTGAGTTGACATTTCTTACGCGACCAAACTGACAAGCCAAGATGTGCTCAATCGGCAGCATTCGACTTGGTGGATAAAATTCCGGCTCGGTCGTAATCCATTTCTCAGTTTGAGAAACTGGGACTAGGGCGGTGTCCATTAATCGGACTCCTACTTTTTCTTCGCAGTCTTCTTCTTTGGTTTCTTAACTTTGCCGCCATAGTTGATGGCAGTAGTGTTTGGTAACGCGGCGGACGTGGTTACTGAGGCTGGGCTAGTGGGCATTGGGGTCCTTCTTTACCAAATATCGTTTTCCGCAAACGCATGTAACTCGGGTACAGAGTATCTGATCCACGGTGGTTACTTCTTTTTCTTCGAACCGAACGGGACTAGAACAGACCGGACAGGGTGCGCTCACGCCGTAACCTCGACCCCTGCTTTGACTGCTCTTTTCTTTTCCCAGGTTGCTTTCAGACTGGCGGTGATTTTGGCTTTTATTTCGGGACTATGTGGGATTCCTTTGCGATACTGATTGCCGATCAATCCCTTGGAAATGTTCGCTCTGCCCTCTTCGGTGTGGTGCTTGCCGGTGTTAGCTGCGGACATCCGCGCCTTGTATTCCGGGTCGGAGTAAGCAGTAAGTTTTTGATTACTTAAAAGCTTCTTTGTTTCCTCGGTGTGCGGAGTTCCTTCGGGGTGCTTTCCAAACATTGGATTTCTTTCCCCGGCTAGAAGGCCCTTACGGGAAGCGGAGGCACGAGCCCTATTTTCCGGGACCGCCCACCACGCTTTGCTGGCTTTACCGATCTTGGCTTTGTTTTCGGGAAGATGTAACCCACCTTCTCCGCCGTATGTCATGTTGTAGCCGATCTCGGGGTTAGTGGAATCGAAGACCAAGATGAACATTCGTTCAAGATAGTCTCCCCACTCCTTGTTTGGAGCTTCAGCTATTTTGTCAATTCGAAAAGACGAGACCCCATGCTTGTTGATCGAGCGGTATAGATATAAATCCTTCTCTCCCTTTGCGGCGTCCAAAAGATGTCTAGTCCAGCGACGACGAACGGGTTGCACGGTTTGTCCAAAGTAGATTTTGCCGTTCACAGTATTTGTGACTTTGTAGATGTGTACTGGTTTCATGCTTCCTCATCTGACCATGAGTGAGTCGGGCGACGGGTCAGCGCCGCCCTTCTCGTTCGATTTGACTTCTCTACAGATTAGACGCAGGATATCACAGAAAGTTTCTGCTTGTCAAGCAAATAATTGTGGAAAAGTCAAATTTGTTACGATGACGATGTTTCTGACTGCAAACGCTTGCTTGTTACTTCCTTAGAATCAAGGAGATCAGATCATTTCTGTCTGATTCTCTACATCACTGTAGAGGTCGGACTATCGCATCCCTTTCGGGTCCTCTTGTTTAGTCTCTTCCGGTGCCTGCCGAAGCTGCTTCCGGTCTGTTGTCTCTTGCGAGATATTCAGTTTGATTAAAGAGGATTTATACTGCGCCGTTACCTTAACGCAGTGTCATCGTAGAACCGGGACGTAAAGTATTGGTATACCGAACGTTGTAAGACACCCAGCCGCCGATCTGGCGGGCAGGATCACTCACACTTCCCTGTTCCGGTGCGCTCTGAATAAAGAGCTTGTAGTTCTTGCTGCCGTCTTCCGGATTCTTTCCCAAGAATACCGAGAAAATGGCGTCGTCGCCGAATACATAAGTGTTATACGCTTGTGTTAACTCTTTGAAAACAAAGAGGATAAGCTACCATCGCCTATCTCTGCATGTCACCATGCAGGCCGGACTATACCATCATCTCTTTACAGAGAGGAACCCGTCTAGTCTCTACACACTTCCCGATGTTTTGGGGTTGGCTCGGGGTTGTCTGTTGGGTACAGAGTTTCTCCGAATTTGGGTTCTGATTCAAGAAGGATCGCTCCTTCAGGCTACTTTCCCTTTCGGGACATAGGTATTACCACTTATCGTAACGGTTGGTGCAGTGCTCGTTTGCTTGAACTTGATCCCGGCGAACGAGATAACATCCTCATTCTTAGGCAGTTCAAACAGCATACCGTTCATCGAAGGATCGCGCTTCAGGATGTCGGTCAGGCCGTTGTACGATGTGTCGTTCAAAACGTCGCGAACGACGTTCGGGTGAATGCACTTTGTTACCGTCCATTAACTGGACAGGCTAGAGTATTTCTATCTAGCTCTCTAAGTCGCCTTAGAGTTCGGAACATGTCTTCTTCCTGTTCTCAAAAAGGGTACAGTTGACCCCATTTTGAGTACGGCGGAAGCGCAGTGTATGTTCTCTACACCTTCCTTTTCAGTGAAACCCATGTTTTATATGAGATCATATAAATCTGAAAAGGCTTGGCTCGGCGTTTTCTAGTTATTTACTGTACAGCAAATATTAGACGTTCACCGAATTAGCTGCGTGTTCGACGGGAATTACTTCCCGAAGGTGCCATAATTAACACCACCGAATTTACCATCGACCAAGGGCCGAGCGTTTACGCTTACCAGGGATTGGGCCGCAGAGCGAAGGTTGTTCGCGGTGAGGTACGATCCGTTGGCGAGCTGGATGTTGACCAAGCTATCGACCGCAACAGCCGAGTCCGCAGTGATTTGGACGAGGGAGTTGAGGGTGAGGGCGAGGCGGTAGTTTAGTTCGTTGGCCAGATTCTGTAGCAAGCCGGGATCGTCGATTGCAACGTCCAACGCGAGGTCGGAGCTGTTAATAAAATCCGCGTATTGCCCGCAATGTGTTTAGGCAGCTAACATCACTGTTAGTGCACTCTTACGGTCACCCGCAAGTTCGGACTCTATCATCAATCCATTAATCGGACTGTTCAGCGTATTAGCCTCTACAGGTTCTGGTTGCCCAGTCTTCCCTCGGTATTGTCTGCTAACACCTAACAGATGTTCACCGATATAGCTGAATTTTTCGACCACCACTTTGGTCATGGTCGCTACAATCTTCGTGCTGGATTCACTGATCGGAGAACCGACAGTGCCTTCCGCAGCCTGGTTCAGGTTAGCGGCTAACAGCGCGTAGGTGTAGAACTGAATCTGGTTTCCCTGACGCAGAGGCAGCGGACGTTGCTTTGTCATGCTGAGAAACGGCGTCTGGGCTTTAAGGTTGGGCACAGCTTCCCGCTCGTAGTGTATAGCTACCAAGTTAGGGAGAGCGCCCGATGTTACGATACTAGCTGGTGAATAACTCATGGTTATTCCTTTGTTGTTTAGTTAGAGCGCCGACTTTGTGCCCGTAACCTCTGAACCCCACCAAGTAATGCCTTGATTTGGTCGTCAGTCATTGACTCTAAGTCCTCGGCTGAGGGCGCTTTCGGAGTTGCGGGAACGACGGGTGTTACGTCGCTTGACCGAAGTCCTGTAGCCGCTCTCGGGCGCGTTTCCACACTCACAATCCGTGGGTCTGGAGTACGCGGCGCAGGTGCCGGTTCAGGTTGAACCGCTACCGGCGTAGCTTGTGGTGTTGCAACTTTTGGAGGTTTCGGGGCCTTGACTAAGTCGTCCTTCAAGTCCTCGAATGCTTCCTCAAGATTATCGACTGTCCAGTTACCGGATGCGACCAGCTCGTTGAATCTTTGCTGTACGTTCGCATCAGATGCAGGATGTCCAAACTTATACTTCGCGACCCACTTTACAATGGATGTGAAGTTCTTCCATTCCGGGTCCCCGTAATACTCAGGATTCCGGGAAGTGAATTCTTTGCTGACCTGTTCGGCCTGTAACTCAAGCGCGGCCTGCGAACCCTGGTTAGCTAGGTTGACTAACTCGTCCATCGTCTTGCCGGTTCGCTTCTGGAACCAGTTATCGAAGGCTAAGGCCGGGTTCGATTCCAGTTGGAGTTTAATCTCGACCATCTCGTCCGCTGTAAGTTCTCGTGCGGCGGGGACGGTTGGAACCGGAACCACAGGCTTTGGGGTAGTACCCTCGCCGAACTTCAGCTTCAGGTTCTGCTCGCGAATCTTCTTGGTCGCGTTGGCCTGCGCCTTCAGGATATTGATGATGAGTTCGTTCTTGTTCTTGCCCCAGTAGACTTGAGGATTACCCGTGACTCCGATTACGGAGCCTTTCCACTGACCCTTGTCTTTTTCCAGAGAGAGTTGGGTGCCGTCTTCGAGTTCGAAGGTTTCTGGGGTCTCTGGTTCAGGCTCGGGCGGCGGGGGAACTATCGCAACCGGGTCCGGTTCGTCCGAAGGTGCGGGCGGTCCGACAATCTCCGGATCGAGACCTGAAATCTGGTCTAAGCCGTGGTTGTCGTCTGGGTCGATTGCGTCTTCTGGACGCAAGCGAAAGTCTACTCGGGTGAATTCATCTTCATTGCCGCTGGCGTCGAGAAGCCAAGGGTCTGGTGCTTGTGTTTTTGCCATACTATCTCCTGCCGAAATCCTCGGCGTCGGGGTTTTTGTTTGTCCATTAACTGGACTGATTAGGAAGCCCAATCATTCCAGACTCTGGTTGTGTTTTCTACGTAGTGCTCTAAGGAGGCGTGATTCAAAACTACGGAGGTGTAGTCCGCTTGGTTCATTACGTTAACTATACTTTGGACACTGTTTGGTTGGGCTTGGGTTCGTTTCGGCAACCAGTTTATGGCGCTTGACCCAACGAGCGGAACTCCCATACTAATTGCATCTGCGGAAGTGATATTGAAAGATTCGGAAAGCGAAACCTGCAAACACATATCCATGTCCGCAACTAAATCTAGAAAATCTTCGTGATCCAACCAAGGATGCAAGACCAATTTCTGGTTGGTGGCCTCTAGGAGTGCTTGAATCTGCTTTAGATTGTTGTCGCCGTTCTGTTCTATCCGACTCCCATTCATGTGGAAGAACAGACCCTTACCACGTTCCCGTGCGTATTGAACGGCAGCGAAGGCTTGGATAAGTTGGTTCTTCAAAGGACGGACCGCACCAAAACAACCGATGTTCAAATGATCGCTGGGTTTCTTATGGTGCCGAAGTTTGCGGAGCGGGTAGTAATTGGGCAAATAGGCTGATTTTCCGAGCACGGAAAAGTCCGCGACAGTTTGGGCAGAATTGAACGCGATTTCGGCCCCTAGTTTCAAGTATTCTACAAGCCAACCAACTACTGTTCCTTCATTCGCTAGAAATGGAATCTCTGAGTGAACACGAATCGTCCATTTTACTCTCGGATGAAGTCTCATCAATTCTTGAAGTTTGGAAGGGGTCACCCAAACGGCTTCCAGAACTACGCGAGTGGGCCTGTTTTCTGAAACCAAACGATCAATACAATTTCCGTCTACGGCTGAAACTAATCTGGCTTTGTGTCCTTCTTTAAGAAGGAGTTCAACAGCAAACAGGGACGAGGTCCCTAAACCGCTGGATTTATACCCAGGACCGCCAGAACCGTGAAACTTCTTAACGATGAACAGAATAAGCGGATGAGACACAAAGGGCTCCGGTCATACTAGCCTTAGTAAATTCGGTTTTCGTTACCAACTTAGGAATTTTGGGTTGTGATGTTACCCCAGTTCGGCGATTGATAATAGTACGGAATCGGTGGCGGATAGTTCGGAACATATCCATACCCACCTCGGCCACAGCTTGGGCATCTGCCGCAGTGGGGACAATCATGCGAGATCGGAGGGTAGTACCCACCCCACGCTTGACTACCCGCTAGATTGTTAGAGAAGTCAGCCAGACTCCCGCCAATTGCTCCGCTACCAAGACTTTGGTCAACACCGGGACAAGCGTCACTCAAACTTCCAGAACTCCGCTTTGTTTGTTGCTGCGAGGCCGCTTCAAGTTGTGCTTTCTGAAAATCTAGTTTGTCTTTCCAAGCATCAAAACCTTGCTGGCCGATACCTTGTGCTTGCGCTGCTGGATTTCCTAACCCCAACCCTTCGGGTCTAGATGCCTTGATATTATTGTCGTAAGTATAGTAAGGGTCCTGAATGTCGGATGGGTTGTATCCTGTCATATTAACCTCCTAGTCCCATTGCCCCAGATACATCCAGAGCATCGCGGACTCCAAATAAATAGTTGCGAACTTCGTCATTCGGTTGGTTTGCGAAATCTACGGCGCGTTCGATATCCTGCTTGA